ACCCTTCTTGTAGTGCGCATCATACTTGGCACCCATGGCCGTGTACGAACCGCTCACACCAGACTTCGACTTGACGATGCTCTGCATGGTCTTGTCTAGGTTCGGGTCATAAGCCTCGTCTGGCGCTGTCCCAAGTCCAGGTGATGTGGCTCGACTTTCCTCGTCGCTGTCTCCACCGTCGCTGTCTCCACCGTCGCTGTCCTCTTCACCACTCGCTGTTCCTTGGCTTCCTGTATCATCGCCATCATCAGCTTCGTCTGCCTCCGATTGACCAGCTTGTGATTGTTCCGTTGCCTGTTGATTGCACTCAGTCTTATCAGCATCACCGTCTCCATCGCCTTTCCGTTGCTGTTCTTCCTGCTCGGCTTGCTCGCGGTCGTAGTCCAGACCCCATTCGCCAAGCAGTTTTTCGGACAGCTTGAACATGTCGAGCGTCGTGCCCTTCTTGGTTCCCATTGCGTCCACCGCACCCTCGATTTTGGCTCGGATGTCAGCGGGCAATGTGTCTAGGCACTTCGTGATAGTCGGGTCGTCGTAGCCCATGCGTCTACGTCCTTCCCATGTGATAGCCACGGCACCGACCCGTGCAATGTCGCTGGCAATCGACGGGTCTTCTGCATGGTGCTCGAGGTACATGTTGTTCGCCCATTGAGACGTAGCCTCGAGGTTGCGCTTGGAGCCAGGGTATTCCTGTGTGATTTGACGCTCGATGCGAACGTCCTCCAAGCCATTAGCAATCGGCATAAAGTGTGCATACCGCTTGAGCATCTGCTTCCATGGCTTGCGCTTGGATAGCCTGAAGTTTGTGTGCCGACCATGGCCTGCCTCGTGGTCTACGAAACCACGCACAACAGCCACCTCTTCTGCCGTGTAATCCACGTTAGTAGGGATGGACGGAAGCATGACCCGCTTGCCATCAGTAGCGGCCATGTTGCCACCAATCTCGACCTGCAAGTCTTGCGACCGATAGAACGTCTTGGATGTTTTAATGACCTCGTGGGTCAGCATGTCACCTGATATATTTCTCATGATTAGCCCTCCGACTTGGCTGTGAATACGCGCTCAGCTAGACCCTCGAGAACCTGTCGGTCATCGCTGTCTGCCGCATTGAGAATGGAATGTTGCAACGCCAGCTTGAGGAACGCAGACGTAGCACCGAACGACCGCTTGTATTCAACAGCCGCAAGCGCAAACGCCAGTGTGTCCCGAGGCGAGCATGCAAGGGTCACATCTGCCTGCTTGAATGCAACACGATGCTCCGTTGCGTATGCAGCAATCGAACGTGCGTCCTTCGCATCAATCGCTGGCACCTTCTCCTGAATGAGTTGGGCTTCCTCGTCTTGGCTCATGTAGTCAACCTCGAGGTAAGGCTTGAACCTGTTAACGAATGCTGTACCCAGCGCTCGAGTACCCGAGTAGAGACCCGTCTCGTCACCCCGACCATTCGTGTTGGCCGTGGCAAACATGCGGAAGTGTGGGTGCGGTGCAATGGTGCGACCACCATCCTCGAGAAGCATGAAGCCCTTGCCCTCAGTCAGACGCTGTAGAACAAAGCCCAAGTCAGGACGTGACGCATCAATCTCGTCGAGCAACAGCCCACATGGCTGTTGCATCGCCATGGGTATGATGCCCTCGACAAACTCAGTAATCGTGTGACCGTCACCGTCAGTGCGTAGCACCTCACGTCCAACCAACTCGCCACGGGTTATGTCGCTATCGAGATTGAGACGGAAGAGCGGAAGCTGTAGACGTGCATACACCTGCTCGATAAGCGTGGTCTTGCCAGTCCCAGTGTGCCCCTTGAGCCATGGGATGCGGCCATGCGTGATAGCCAGCAACACTGGCACCAACGTCTCGCTGTCGAAAACATAGTCCTCGTCCTTCTCTGGGATGTGAGGGTGGACACCGTCCCATTCACCCACTGGCACAGGCATCTCGAACATCGTGACGTCCTTGCCAGTAATCCCGAACGCCTCATGCGCTGGCTTCATGGTCACTGTGCCAGATGGTATGGCACCGTCCGACTGCACAGACACGGGTGCCATGACCGATGTAGTGGGCATGCTAGACAGCTTTTCGCGCAACTCCTCGACTTCGCTAGTCAACGAACCCAAGTCAGTACGCATTGTTCCAATCTCGCTGACCGATGGCATGTCTGCGCTGGCCAACAGCGCGTCCAGTGCGTCAGTGACAGCACTCGACACTGGTTGTTTCGCTGTCGGAGCCGATGTAGGTGAGCCCTTGGGGGTTGCGAATATCTCGATACCCCAAACCTTCTTGGCGTGGTTAAGCGCGATGTCGATGAACGTCTCGTTGGCTCTGCCATCTGCGTCATATGGGTTACAGCTATCCCAGTCTTCGTGTAGACCGAACACTCTGCCACTACCCCGAGTGGATGAAGCGCACACTGTTTGGTCTACGAGAGCGTGAGACCACAGCCCTGCAAGCTCAGTCAACCACCCTGGCGCGTTGTAGCTGTCAGAGTTAACGATATGAAGCGCATACATTTGCGTAACCAATGCCGTGGCATTACCAAAGCATGCCGCAATGCCAGAGGCAGATGGTCTCGTTAGCGAGATAGACTTGCTCCATGAGCCTTGCTCCCACAAACGCTCGACCCATTCACTGTTTTGCCAATTTTTAGAGGTGCCCTCGAGGCATAGGGTCAGTGCTTTACGCAATGCGCTACGCTTCTCGGAATATTTGTCGCTTTGCAATCCTTCGATTGCCAGCACGTCTTTGATAGTTTCTTCCCAAGATTTCATTAGGTTCTCCTTGATGCTTGAGAGTTACAGTTTCCGTGATAGTGACACCTAACGATGTCAAAAGAGCACGGTTTGGAATGAGTGTCAACATTTCGTGACACCCAAAGTGAAACAGCCCGACACCTTTCGGTGCCGAGCCGTTTCAAAAACCCCTGTTCCCCTTCGGGGAACCGCGCGTATTGGGGCTATTTCACGCGCGTGACCACGCTGACTGTTTGCTCAGGGATACGTGCCCCTGACATGACAGCGGGATTAATGACAAACTGACGACCTTTGCAGGTCTTGGTCTTAATCAGCCTGTTGACCTCGGCGTGCATTGCCTGAGCCTTGTCCATGAATACTTGCTGTTCGTGCAAGACCATTTGGCGCAGACGAATGCGGCGAGACATCTGGTTCAGCTTCCTGCCAATGCCCACGGCAAACGGTTGGCCGTTCACCATGATGGTTCGTCGTACCGTCTGGCACCCATGAACGTCGGTGAGCAGGAATGTTTGTTGCCTACTCTTCCGACGCGCGGGTTCGGGTTGGGTGGTGTCGGCCTTGCGACCGAAGATGTTTGAAACCATGTCTGTGAACATCATGTATCCTTTCCTTCACTAGACGTTGAGGTTGGCCAGTTCGTACTGGCCTGTTTGGATGCGCTTGCGGGTGGCCGCAGTCGCTTCACCCAAGAACCTGTTGCGATAGCGAGCCGTGGTGATGGAGTGGTTCCAGTAGTCACGGTCTAGGCGTATAGGTTGCTTGGGATAGTCCACGGGACGCACCGCAATGGTGGTTCCGTAGGACACAAATGCCGTAGACCCGTCGTCGTAGTAGTGGACGAACTGGTCTTTGGCGGGTTTGCCGGACGACGTGAGCATCGCTTCCCGTATGGGTTCGTGCTCACGCCCTGGCTTGTGGACGATGATGGTTGTCATGGTTGGCCTCCTTTCTCATCGTCTGGTTGAATACCGAGTGCTTCATGGACGTTAGCCATTGCTTTGCAGACTTCGTCCCATGCTCCATCGCCAAGCGAGAAGAAACTTCCAGTCCTAGCGCAGTGGAGTGCTTCCCATATCGTTTCTAGGTCACGCTCCATCGCAACCCTCTGTGTAAACGATTTCGTCCGATGGTATTTCGTCAAGCGCTATGTCGTCGTCGAGTACCTCGACCTCTATTTCTGACGATGTCCAGTCGTGGTCGTGCCTGAGCGGTAGTTGTTTGCAAGCAATCCTGATTGCCTCCATAACATCGTCTGTGTCTGTCTCAACGTAGATTTCGGCGTTTACTCTCACCTTGTATGTTGTGGTCATCATGACCTCCACTTTCTCGCGTATGGGTGACGCGTGCTGTATGAGCGGAAGAAGTTGCGAATACGCATGTTGTCCATCAGGGTGTTTGTTCTGAACAAAACGCGCCCGAAACGACTTTGGTTGTCGCGCCTTATCGCTTTGACTGAGCGCCAATATGGGTTGTTGCGTAGGCTCAGCGTCAAAGACCCTGAGACACTGCGCTTGTATGCGATTGACCACTGTTCTTTGCCGTACAGCGGTCGGGTGTAGTTGAACACCCGCATATGCCTTGTGTAGTATTTCATTGCTGGTTTTCCTCTATCACTTTGTGTTTGTATCGAAGGTCTGCCTCATAGAACTCGTCAGGGTCAGAGGCGTCTGGTATCGTGCATATCTCTTCATGCGGGTGAATGTAGAGGACAGGTGTTCCGTCCTCGTGCGTTTGGGTTTTGTTGTTCTCGTCTTGAGCCGCATAAACGACTGCCCACTGAACCATGTGTGTGATGTGTTTCATTGCTGGTTTTCCTCCCAGATTAGGTGTTTGTCTGAGAACTCACGCAGTCGGTCTACGACCTCTTCATGCGTGAACCCTCGGTTGATGGCGTTATCGCCAAAGGCAATCTCGAAGACTGCCTCGATGAACTCGTGGTCATCCATTGGTATCCTCCTCTCGTGTGGCATTGACCAATATCCACGCAAACTCGTGCAGCTTGCGTCGTCGTTCGTCTTCGGTGAGTTCACTGTCGGGAGGGTCGTCGACCAGCACGTTAATGAACCCGACGATGTCCTTGAGCGTCATGCCCAGATACCTCAGCGTCATGCCCAGATACCCCCTTGCATCAAATCCCACACGTAAGCGCCGACAATGCCAGCGACTACGTGCGTTGCGATTAGTGTTAGACCGACAAGCGTGGCAGACACGATGCGTTCACGTCTGGCCATGAGGTCGGCACGAGCGAGGACGTGCGTCATTGACGCATCGTCTCGCATGAGTTGGTCGATTGATGTTTGTCTCATTGGTCGTCTCCTGTGATGAGGCGTGGTTGATTTGCCATGACGAATGCGAATATCTCCATCGTGTCAGCGTCAGTGGCTGGCACTTCGTCGAAGTCGTCGTCATACGGGTTTGTGTTGTTGTCGATTGCCATTGGAAATCCTCCTGTGATGGCGTTGTTGGTCGTTCGTGATTGGCGTTCGTGTGTGTGCAACGACCAGTGAAAGCACACAAAAAAAACCCCACACCCGAAGGTGTGGGGTTCTGATTGGCGCGCGCGATTACTTGTTGCGATTGGCCAGCTCGGTTGTGAGCATCGCGACCATGCCCGCGAGGTCAGCATCGCTCATGGCCGAGACGCCTTGAGCGACCGAAGCCTGAGGCTTCGCCTTAGGCTTCGCCTTGGGCTTGGACGCCTTCGGCGTCTTGGACGCCTCAAACGCGGCAACGTAGTCGGGCTTGCCTTCGGCAAGCTGCGCGATAAACGCCTGCGTGCGCTTGGCCTTGCCTGAGCCAGCCTTCGCCTTCGCGAGACGTTCTTTCAGAACGTCTACGGCCTCGGCGATGAGGTTCTCACGCGCGCCAGCGCTTGCGGTTTCGATGATGGTTTGGATGTCGCGCAAAGATGCGCCTGCGAAATTGCTCATGGAAAATCTCCTTTGTGAGCGTGACTGCGAGCGGGACTCCGCAAGCAGGGAGCAGGCAGACTGCTCCACTCCATAAACCCCTTGTTCCCTTCGGGAACCGTGCGGACGACCGCCCACGCGCGTGTGTGTAACGTACTGAAATGGTTACACTTGGCTCTCAGACCTTATCGTTCGCACGTGTGGTGAGCACGCGTGAGAAAATAGCCCGAAAATCACCCCTTGAAGGGGAGCGAAACCCGCAGATTTCTGCGGTTTTTGGCGGGGTTGTGTCATTTTTGTGCCGCGTATTGGCAGGGGGGGGGCATACCCGCCGTCCGCCGCGCGGTCATGGTCTAATCAACGTCACCAGGGGGTCTCGAGTAGCGAGCAAATTTGAAAATGTTGGGAAACAATGGCTAAAACAAAGTTCACAAACCGCGTAAGCGTGCAAACAGCGACAGGACAAGTCGCTTTATCACCAAATCAGGTGGCCAATCTGCGCGGACAGATAGCCAGAAAAATGGAAAATCACATAGTTCTGGCCGATGAAGTCATCAAAGGCCACATAGAGTGGACGCCTACGCAGGCACGGGTGTTTTCAAACCTACTTAATAAGGTAATCCCCGACCTTTCCGCCTCATTCCACCAACACGAGCACAGTCACCGTGCTCTCAATGAAATGTCTCGCGAGGAGCTGGAGCGCATTGCCTCTGGGGTGGACGAGATTATTGATGCAGAACCTATAGAGGAGCATAACGATGACGGAAAAGAACAAGGGCATAGTGAGCAATCCGATAGCGGAGGCAGTGCCGACCAAAATCTCGACAGCGGAGCTGGGCAAGGCAATGGGGCAACTCGACCTCAGTTCCGTGCCGAAACATAAACACACGCAGGCGGTAATGGACCACTTCTTCCGTGTCATGGCAGAGAATGTCATGGACAAGAAGTTGGCAGACGAAATGCGAGGCTCACGCATTCTCCGTAAGGGCCTCGACACATGAGTGTCTCCCGTTCGGCAGCGGCCAAACACCTACTCAAGCTGAAGGACGCAGAGACCAGCTTCGAGGGCTTTGTAAGAATTGTGGAGCCTACCTTCACCCTGGCCGACTTCCAGCTTGACCTCATCAGAAAGCTAGACAAGCTGGAGAAGGGGGAGCTTGTAGACGACCAGGGCCGTCCTGCGCGCAACCTTCTGGTCACAATGCCGCCTCGGCACGCCAAATCTACATTCTCAACTGTCCTATTCCCCGCCTACTTCATGGCTCGGAACCCGACCAGATACATACTGTCATGCTCGTACAACGCCATGCTGGCATCTGACTTTGGTCGCCAGGTTCGCGACAAGGCAAGTGGCGTAGAAGTCCAGCAGGCTTTCCCAGACTTCAAGATGTCCAGCGACAGTAGGGCAGCCGATGTCTGGCGCACAGAAATGGGCGGCGCATACTTTGGCGTGGGTATAGGCGGCACAACAACTGGCCGACCAGCCAACCTTCTCATCGTCGATGACCCAGTAAAATCCAGAGAGGACGCGGAGTCCGCTACCCAGCGAAATAAAATCTGGGACTTCTACACGGCAGCTCTATCCACTCGTCTACAGCCAGACGGCCAGGGGCAAGCACCTAGCCAAATCGTTATCCTCACACGCTGGCACCCCGACGACCTGGCTGGTCGCTTAATGCGGACGCAAGATTGGAAGGATGGTCTGTGGATGCACCTTGATTACCCAGCCATCAAAACGGTCGCGGGCAAAAAGGTGTCTCGCCGCAGCCTTCCCAAGGAACACCCCATGTATGTCGAGCCTGGTGAGCTGTCCAACCTGGCAAAAGGAAAACGCTACCACCAAGAGACCAAAGAGGTAGCTCTGTGGCCAGAGCGCTTTCCCCTAGACGAGTTGCGTAGACGTGAACGTCTCAACCCGCGCGACTTTGCATCCCTCTATCAGCAGCAGCCATACATTGAGGGTGGCAACATCCTGAAGTCAGAGTGGTGGAGCTACTACCCAGAAGACGTGAACCCCACAAACTTCCAGACGGTAATCATTGCGGCGGATACCGCCTTCAAAAAAACCGAGACGGCTGACTTCTCTGTAGCCATCGTTGCTGGGCTCACCCAGGAAGGCGACATATACATCGTAGACGTGCACCGTGGACGCTGGGACTACCCTGAGTTGCGCACCAAGCTCATCAATATCAACGCCACATGGCGCGGCAGAGGCTTGCGCGCCCTCTATGTTGAGGACAAGGCATCTGGCCAGTCCATCATCCAAGACCTCCGCCGCGAGTCCGGCATTGCTGTCGTCCCCTACAAGGTAGTCAACGACAAGGTGTCTCGCATCAATGGCATCACTCCACTCATTCAAGGTGGCAGGGTCTTCCTACCAGAGAAGGCAACGTGGCTAGACGAGTTCGTAGAGGAATGCGTCGCATTCCCAAGTGGCAAGCATGATGACCAGGTCGATGCCCTCTCCATGGCTGTGGACGTTCTCTCACGACAATCAGTTACCCCTGAGCAAATATTCGGGTCCCTCGAGGCTGGCAACTCTCTGATGCAAGAAACCAATGCTAGGCGTGGCTCTATATCCGAGGCTCTTGGCAGAGATATTTTCAAGGGTTGGGGCGAGCTATAAGGACGACCCCTCTATAACAATAAGGCAAATTAGACGTCATGGCTGAAGACACAAATTTATATGGCGCTGATTACGCTTTCTCTCCGACTGATGGACAGATTGTCGACCTATCTCGCCTCGCACAAAAACTTATCAATTACGAAGACATCTCCGACGACCTCACAGAGGACGAGGAGCGACGCATTGTGGACTACGTAAAGTCTTGCGTAGACATGTCCTACAACAAAATTCGTAAGAGGTATGACCATTGGCTAGAATCGGACCGCGCTCACGACGTTTACGTTCCGCCAGATGCTACGCAGTTTCGAGAAAAGGCGGTAATCGCAGACACCCGCGCAGTTGCGGACACCGTTCTGACATACTTGATGGCAGCGCTTGCGGGCCGCAACCCGATGTTTCAGCTCGAGGGGCTGAACAGGCAAAGCCGAAAAGTGTCATCAATCCTAGAGCGCGTTCTGCACAGCCAAATGCGCAGGACGGCTGGCGAAGCAAGGCTTGCACAGCTATTGCTCGACAGCATTCGCTACGGGTTCGCCCCGACGAAAGTCGTTTGGGACTCGAAATCAAACCAAAACCAGATAGTAAACTTTGACCCACGCCGCGCATTTCCAGACCCACGAGTTAGCTGGGGCGAGTGGGACAAGTGGCAGTACGTAGTTTTTACTGACTACGTCAGCTTCAACACACTTATGGGCACGGGTCTTTACCCCAAGCTCAAGAAACACCCGTCCCTCCGCCACCGCACCGCCCCTCCTCGGAATGCGTGGGCTGCCCACAGATGGCACAAAGAAGAGGGACGGGGCCTAAACATCGACCCAGCAGCACCAAACCAACGTGAGCGCATGGACCATGCCTACTTCACTCTCGGTGATGCTCGTGTAACAGACGAGTGCTGGGTACGTTTTGCTGGTTATGAAATCGGCATCCCATCTATCGAGCAAATCTGGATGGTCGTTACCATCCTCGATGAGCACATTTGCATCCGTATGCAGCTCAACCCATACGGCCAGCAGTTCCCAGTGGTGGTCGGCGGTCTATATAACGACACCCACAAAACCTGGGGTCAGTCTCTTTACGACCTGATGCTGCCAATGCACGACATTGCAACCTGGCTGCTCCGTAGTCGTATTGACAACGTGCAGGCCGCGCTCAACAACCTTATCTTTGTTGACCCGACACAGGTCATGGTTCCCGACCTCATTGACCGCAATCCATGGGGCGTTGTTCGCACTATGCCTGGAAGCAAGCCTGGTGACGGTGTCTTTATTGCTCAAGTCCCCGATGTCACCAAAGGGCACTGGAATGACATACAGGCCATGTCAGAACTCAAGCAGCGCGTCTCTTCAGCCAGTGACGCCCAGCAGGGTATGCCAACGCCTGATGTCCGCACCGCAACAGAGATTGCGCGTCTAACCCAACTTGGCTCCCAGCGTCTTGGGGTGCTAAGTCGTGTCATCTCTGCAACCACCATCCGACCAATGGTGCGGATGATGACGTCCAATATACAGGACGCACTCGACATGACGGGCTCCATAAAAATCGACCCTGACAAGATGCCAGGTCAGTTGGCCGACATGGTAGAGGATGGATACATCGACTACTCGGCGCGCGACCTGCAAGGGCAAATCGACTATCTGGTCATCGACGGCACGCTTCCTGTTGAGCCTACACGCAACGCAGAGACGTGGATGAACATGCTCCAGATGATGAGCCAGACAGGTCTCAACATGGAATACAAGATGGGCAAGATTGCAGAAGAAGCAATCCGTGCTCTCGGCATTTCTGACCTTGACCAGTTCCGCATCTCTGAAGAGGAGCGCGCGCAGGGTGCATCTCCAAGCCAGCAGATAGCTCTAATGGAAAAAATGCGCGGCGCATCAGTACAGCCGCAAGAAAACATTTCGCGTGAAGTCGAAAAAGGAAATCTCGTACCCATGAGGGAGGCGCAGTAATGTCCACCGAAACTATCAATTCGCGGGCTAAGGCCATGGAGCCAGACCTTGAGACGGGTGTTGTCGATTACGTGCACGCCGTCTTTGAGCAAGTAAACCGCAACCAGCAGGACTGGGGCGCACAAAACGCACAGCTCATTGCAAAACTACAGGCACGGGTTCGAGACCTCGAGATTGAGGTAGAGAACCTGAAAGGAAGGCTCTAATGGCTATCACACGTCCCACAGGCGAGCAGCTACGTTTTGTGTCCGTCAATACTGGCGAGCACGTTCTCGACACATACATGGAGAACGCAGAGATTGGCGGACGCCAACTCAGTGCGCTTCTTGGCGACATCTTCAAAAGCAGCGACGGCCTTTTTGACCCAACCATCTTTACATTCCAAGTCGACACAAACGACAACAACAAGCTCGAAGTCCGCGTTGGCACAGGCAACGCTTTTGTAGAAACTGGTGTAGAGATATTTAACGCGCGCGGCGCATACGCTACGTCTACAGCTTACAAGGCTCTCGACATCGTAACGCAAAATCAAGACACCTTTGTCTGCACAGCGGCGCACACATCAAGCAATGCGACGCCAGACCTGACCAAGTTCCAAAAGGTAATCAACGGCTCTTTGGTTGCTGACTATGCCAACAAAGTAGACGGTGCAATTACAGGCAGCGAATACTCTGCAAAGGCATGGGCGATTGGTGGGGTCGGTGTTACTGACACAGCAAACGCAGGAGCGGCTAAGGAATGGGCGACCAAGACATCAGGCACGGTAGACGGCACAAACTTCTCAGCGAAATACTGGGCGACTTCAACAGACGTTACCACCGTCTCCAGCAACATCTCAGCGATACAGACGGTCTCCACAAACATAGCCAACGTAAACACAGTAAGCAGCATAAACGCTGACGTCACTTCTGTCGCTGGCATCTCGAGCAATGTCACTTCTGTTGCCAATGACGCCTCAGACATCGGAACTGTCTCAGCCAATATCAGCAATGTGAATACGGTTGCGGGCATCTCTGCAAACGTAACAGCGGTTGCTGGGGACGCGGCTGACATTGGGACGGTGGCTGCAAACCTTACTGGCACCGACACAATCGGTTCAGTCGCTGGGTCTATCGCAAACGTCAACACGGTAGCTGGCATTGACTCGAACATTACGGCTGTCGCCAACAACAGTGCCAACATCAATACGGTTGCTGGTGCCAATGCAAACATCACAACCCTTGCTGGCATCAACAGTGACATCACCACTGTTTCTAGCAACAATGCCAACGTCACAAGCGTTGCTGGTGCCATCACCAACATCAACACGGTCGCAACAAATATTTCCGACGTAAACAACTTTGCTGACACATACTTTGTGAGCGCAACAGCTCCGACAGGTGCGAATGTCGGAACTGGTGACTTGTGGTATGACACTGCAAACAATCAAATGAAGGTATACAACGGCAGTGCCTGGGTGACATCTGCCGCGTTTGCCTCTCTCACCTTGCAGGACTTGTCTAACGTAGCGGCGACTTCACCGTCAGCAAACCAAGTCCCAGTATTCAATGGCTCTGCATACACGCCAACAGACTTTAATTTGCAAGCCCTCACTGACGTAGGCGCAACAACAACCAACACAATTACAGTTGCGACCCCTACAGCATCTGGCCATGCCGCTACAAAAGGCTACGTAGACACAGAGGTTGCCAACCTTGTAGACAGCGCGCCTGCGTCATTGGACACCCTAAACGAGTTAGCCGCTGCCCTTAACGACGACAGCAACTTCGCCACAACTACAAACAACGCCATTGCTGCGAAGCTCCCTCTGGCTGGCGGCACGATGTCTGGAGACGTAGACTTTGACAACAACAAGGCTACTGACGTCACCCTGGAAAACTTCCAAGAGGTCATGGCCTCAAATACAAACGTCTCTGGCGCAGTCACCATTCCAGACGCAACCAACAATGTGAGCTACACGCTGACGGGTGACACAACAGTTACTTTGCCAGACACAGACGAGCTGCCGACAGGAACGGCCCGAACAGTAACCATATTCGTGAAGCAGGATGGCACAGGCAGCCACACCTTCACATTTGCTGCGCCAGGTGGTTACTCCATCAAGTACAACAGCTCGTCTACGCAGCCAGCCGTAAACGCAGCCGCCAACAAAGAGACCATTTATACGGCGCTGTTAGTTAAGGGCTCCACCACAATTTATGTATCACTATCTTTTTATGAGGCTTAGAGATGACTGTTCGCTACGACCAAATTCATTTGTATGCGAAGCCAGGTCAGGCAGCCTGCGCCACAATCAGACAGTGGCTGGACGGCAACGGCATCGCATATACAAACCTAGACTACGCCGACCCAACAGAGACGTTGGCGGCACTATCCACATGGTTTCAAGATGAAGAGGGCAACGACATTGCTTTTGCTGACACTCCTGTTCTTGTTTATGACAGGTTGATGTGGGAGGCAGACGACGGGTCTGATAGATATGCCCATCGTCACTACGTCACAGACGTCGAAGATTTACCAGACGATTTCACCACTCTTGCCGAACAGGTGTCCTAATGCCGTTACTTGGGGTCTCATTAAGAGCAGACCCCCTGTTTCCTGGGGGTCAACAAACTTTTACATCGGACGGGACGTTCAATGTGCCTCCTGGCATATCGAAAGTTACTGTTCGCGCTAAAGGTTTGAACGGCACGGCAGGCTCACCAGGAAGCCCAGGGGCCGAAGGCAGTCAGGGTGCTGTTGGCAATCCAGGCAACCCAGGTACTAACGGCGCTGGTGGAGCAGCCGGAGCGGCAGGCAATGACGGCAACCCTGGAAACCCAGGCAACAATGGTGCTGCGGGCAACGGCGGTTCAGCAGGCAACGCAGGAAACCCAGGAAACTCAGGCAATCCAGGTAACAATGGTGCTGCTGGTAGTGGTGGCGCGGGAGGCAATGCGGGCAACTCGGGTGCACCAGGAAACTCAGGCACCGCTGGTCGAGGCGGTGGTGGAGGCGGTGGAGGCCAAGGGGGTGGCTTTAAGGCGGCAGGTCCAGCGGGCAGTCCAGGAAACGCCGCCCCATCCGGCGGTAACGGTGGTGCAGGTGGCACTAGCAATTCTGCAACCGGAGTCCCTGGAAGTGCAGGTAATGTTGGAAATTTTGGTGCCAATGGAAACACGGGCGCTGGCGGCAACGGAGCAAACAGCGGCAGCGCTGGAAACCCAGGAAACCCTGGGGCAAGCGGCAGCGCAGGAACAGCAGGCAATCCTGGAACAGGAGCAACCTCTGGTAATCCTGGAGCCGCTGGCTCAGCAGGAACTGCGGGGAATGCAGGGACGGGAGCGGGGTCTGGTGGTGCTGGAAACCCAGGTGCCGCTGGAAGTGATGGAACCACTGGGGCCCAGGGGGCCGCTGGCGCAGATGGCGCAACAGGAGCTAGTGGAACGCCAGGGGCTGACTCAGCCTTTGGAAGCTATTTTACCTTCTCAGGTGGCGCAGGTGGCGCTGGCGGAGCGGGCGGTTCTGGTGGTGTAGGTGGCCCTGGCGGAACTGGGGGTAACGCGGGGGCCGCTGGTAACGACGGAAACCCTGGCAATCCTGGGACCGACGGGGTCGCAGGCAATGGCGGAGCTGCTGGCAACAGTGGGAACCCAGGCAATGACGGTACTAACGGCGCTGGTGGCAACGGTGGCGCAGCAGGTAACGCAGGTAACGCAGGTAACGCTGGCAACTCAGGAAACCCTGGAAACAACGGAAACGGCGGCAGTGGTGGTTCAGGAGGAAACCGTGGCGGCGGCGGTAATGGCGGTGGAGGCGCTTCAGGCGGCGTGAATGGCGCTAATGGAAACATTGGTAGCCCAGACGGGAGTGCTGGCACAGGATTTGGCACTGGCGGCACTGGCGGCGATGGAGCCAGTTTTGGCATCGGCGGCACCGGAGGCCGTGGTGGTCGTGGCGGTAATGGTGGCGGCGGCTCAGGCGGTAACGCAGGTGCAAACGGCAGCGATGGGAACCCTGGAAACAACGGTAGCGGCGCGGGTGCTGGAGGCGCAGGAAACGCAGGAAATCCTGGGGCCGCAGGAAATAGCGGCAACGCAGGAACGGGGGCCACTGATGGCAACCCAGGCACGGCTGGTTCTGCGGGTAACGCTGGAACTTCTGGGTCAGGGGCTACGTCAGGAAACCCTGGGAGCGCGGCTCCGTCAACATGGGCAGGAAAGTCAGGTTCGGCTGGTGGTGCAGGGGCTCCAGGCGGGACGACTGACTATGCAGACCAGGTTATAAGAATTACCCAAGCCCAGCAGGCGATTGCTCTTACAGTCGCCTCTGGCACTGAAATGACGATTACCTTCGAGCGACAATGATATTTGGAAACCCTAAAGTTACTTTCACCACATACCCTGACCTTTATGGAATTATTCCAGAGCCCATACCTGCAAGGTCTGTTCTCCCTGATTGGTTTAAGAAACTCAAGTCATTCACCAGTGAAGACCTAGAGTCCCCAACTAAGTGGCCGACGCGTAGCATCAAGAGATGTCCCCCTGTATTAGACGCAATGGTTAGCGGTTGGCTTCTGCCAACACCCTCGGAGATTGAGGTTGTTATCAACGAGGATGGCAGCGGCGTAGAGTGGAAAACAGACCTAAACTACTCGGTTATTGAGCCCCACTCTGTAGACCAAATTAAAGGGCACCCGTCTCTCCCCAAGTTGCCCCTCAAAATAATGAATTACTGGCACATGAAGACACCGCCTGGTTGGTCTACGCTTTTTGTAAGCCCCTTTAACAGACAAAACAAATACCACGAACCGATGGCTGGAGTTGTCGAAACAGACAAATACTTGGAGTTTGTCAACTTCCCCAGCTTCTTCAAGCCGACGGGGACGACCTTCACTTTACCTCGAGGTTATCCTGTCGTTCAGGCCATACCCTTTAAGAGGGGCATGGGCAGGAAAGCTGATATACGAGCGATGACCCCCAAGGAGTCTGATGCCCTTGAGCTACTACGCAATAAGCGCACCAGCCGCCCAGGTATTTATCGCGAAACTATGTGGGAAAGAAAATGAGTAGTGTCAATTACACAATCGTAGCCTTTGATGATGTCACACTCGAGTATGTGGTTGCATTCAACGACGATAGAATCAATGTTCCTGCTGTTGTTGTTGACAACGCAGTAGACGCTACAAAGACAAAGGAAGCTATCGCATCCGCAATTAAAGTTCGTTTATCTGCCCGCTCCCCTCAGGCATCTCCATCGAATTATGTTGACCTTGTCGGCGCAAGCGCTGCGGTGGATACCTCTTCAGAAGAGGTTTAATTCAAATGGCAGTTGATGAAATTACTGATGTCGAGACTCGTCCTGACGGGATTATTCTAACGAAGGTTGATTATCCCAGCCCCGAGACAATGGTTTGGACACGGGACAAACATCCTGTAGACATTAGTCGAGCACAATATCATCCAGAAACCACCAGTCTTATTAAAGACGCCTCCCCTTGGTTTTTCTATACGCCCAGCCCTGACGCATCCGAAGACACACACCTACGCTTCAGCTACCCCATTTTACAGAATGGTGTTAGCGCAAACGAAGTAGCGGAGCATTTTGTTTCAAGCGCAGATGTTTTTGACGCTGGCCTAGACCCCGAGACTGGCGTGTTTCAAATCTTGTTAGACTCTTCTGTGTGGTGGAGGCAAACAGAATGGACGCGAGTATCACCGCCATACTTTCCTCTTTGGTTGCGGCTAGACCAAGAAGTCTTGGTTTCTGGATTGCGACTAGCCTGCACGGTGCCGAAAGATAACGACCTCTCTTGGCACCGTTTTGCCCTGCCTGTTTTTGCTGGCAGTTCGGCAGAGGTGCACAGGTCGGGCAATGACTGCTACCTCATCTCGCTTGAGAGTGACTTGGCCTGCGGAGATAGGACGCTCAGTAAATACAAACTCATCAAACTCTCATCTCCAAGTGTAACCGTCACCCCAACTGAGGACACAATCCTTTTGAAAGTCTATAGATGATACTCGACCCGCACTTCTGGATATTCCCGAGCATCATCGACAAAGAACTCTGCGACCTCATTATAAAACGGGGCAATGAGATGGAGACTGAGCCAGGTCAGGCTGGCGGGGAAGTTAAGTTAGACAAACGCAAATCTCATATTGCGTGGTTTGACCAAAACGACTGGGTCTCGGGGCTTTGTTACCACTACACAAACTTGGCTAACGAGCAGGCATGGGACTTTGATATCACTCACCCAGATGGCGTGCAGTTCACAAACTATGAGGTCGGTGAGTATTACGAGCCTCACACAGACACGCATCGGCTCGAAGATGGCATGCGCAAACTTAGCATTGTCATACAACTGAACTCACCAGACGACTATGAGGGCGGCGAGTTCACGTTTTTTGACGGAGACAAGCCCTGGTCTCCAGAAAATTTTGAACAACAGGGCTCAGTTCTCGTCTTCCCTAGCTTCCTGTTACACCAAGTAAAACCCGTCACCTCTGGCAAACGACACAGCATTGTTAGCTGGTTTGTTGGCCCTCAAATGAAGTAAGGGGACGACCGAGCCCAAAGTTTCGGTAAGTATGCGCTATGGACACAAAGTCACCAGAATTAAGGCAACTACTTGAGGAGGCCGCTGAGGCTGGGGCCAAGCGCGCTCTTGCTGACGTAGGGTTATCGGATGACCACGCCATCTACGATGTCCACGAACTCCGCAACCTCCTCGATAGCTGGCGCGAAACCAAGACCGCTATCGGCCAAACATTCATCAAGGTATTAACAGTAACAATCCTCGCCTCCATTGCCGCCGCCATAGGCCTCAATATTTACTCAGACTAATGAAAGAACTTATCAAGTCAGAGCTTCGTCTCTGGGCTGTAAAAACTCTTGCCCCACCCAACCCGCACTTTAACGGTCTTCCGGCTTGCCCTTTCGCTGCGCAAGCCTTCGCCAGGGACCGTGTAGACGTTCGCGTAGGCTTCGGCTGGCAGATGGCTGGTGTCGAAGACACCGCTCTGCGTTATCCGAGAAACAAGGACGTTGTCATACACGCAGAGCTCAACCCCACCATGTCTCCGTCACGTCTACAACACGAGGTATGCCGCCTCAATGACGCGCTCAGCAAAAAAAATATCTGGTGCATTGGTTTCCATCCGGACGACCCAGAGCCAGAATTTGTGGAAGATGAAGATGGCTTTGAGAATATTGTCGACGAGCCATACGCAATGGTCTTTGTGCAAAGACTAACCGAACTGGACGACGCAAGCAGGGTTCTTGAGGCACAAAGGTATTACACAAAGGTTGAGGTGGAGCTGAAGGTTGCCCTCTACCGTAGACGAAAAGCTAGAGAGGAATATGACAATGGCAATGGGACGCGGAAAATCAAAGGCAGGACGCGGCAAGCGGAAAGCTCAAAAAGCATTCAAGCCAGTAATGGCAGGGAAAGCTAACGGCAAGAAGCGGAACCGTAGAGCATAGAGATGGCTTTCTCGAGGACATTTCGTGATTACGAGGCAAGCAGGCTAAAGCGTGCAAACGCTGGCCCGTTTGCCCGTTTTCAAACACTGTTTGATAAATACAAGGGCGCTGGAGACGGACTACCAGAGATTGCTAAGCAACGTGCTGGTTTATCTGGTTCGGGCCGAGCTTTTAGCAGGGCAATGGGATTTCAACTCGAGAAGCCTGCCGATATGTCAAATAGCGAAGTTTCTAAAATGGCTAACGAGGCGCGCTCAAGAGCAGAGACTGACACGACATTCAATGACTCTATGAGTAAAGCGATTAACAACTACAACAGGGCGGCGCGTGTTCAGCGACAGCGCGACCAAGCTGCTTTGGCATCGTCACCTAACCGCCGCATTCGCAGGAGAACCTAATGCCGATGAGCAAGGCCGAGCAGAACCTGTACGGTTCCAATCTTATCGCTCCAGATGATGAGTTGAGCGCGCGCAGTTTTGCAGGCGGTTACGTCCCTGGCACAAATTTCACCAACATGCCTGACGACGTCTACTACAATCGACCTAAGGCGCAGGGTCTATTTAGCGGGGACACCGCTGTCAGTAGAGCGGCAGACAATATGCTCAATACGTTCAGCGCTGGCTTTGCTGGAGACAGAAGCCCTAACGCTGGGCCGACGACATCGCTAGATGCTCTTGCTGGTCTTCTTGGTTTCATACCAACCATTCCTCTGTCTGTTCTCGACAACACTATGAAGACGTTTCAGCAAATCGAAATGGATAAAAATTTTTCCAAGCAGTATTTCAGCAATCAAGAAATCAGCGACCAAATGAACAATCAAAGTAAATTTTCTGAAGGCTACAATAAGTAAATGTCACGTAAAGATAAGACGAACCTCAAGGGCGTCGAAACACTGAAGTCATCACGCGGCTGGGCTTATGTCCGTGAGGTGATGGAAAAAGAAATCGTTAGTGCGGCAATGGGTATGGCAGATAACGCTGCTATGCCTGTTGAAGAGATGCACTTCCGACGTGGCTCAATCTGGGCCGCAAAGCAGCTACTCGAGTTGCCAGAAAAGCTAGAGCTTCATCTGGAATCTCTTATACGGCTCGATGAAGCAGAACTGGGTGACGCTACGGCCTCACCTGATATTTTAACCAAATCCCCGCCACGGCTGGGAGAGGAGTAAAAAATGGCTGATGAACTGCCGCAGGAAGCGCAAAGCAACCTCATTGACGCTCTAGCATCCAGGCAAATGGGTGTAGAGCCACAACAACCGCAAGCACCCGAACAAGCACCTGCTGAACCAGCAGAGGCACCAGAGACCGCAGAAGAAAAGGCTGTGGACGAAGGTTCGCCAGAAACTGAAAGCGAAAAGATGAGTAAGGACGCTGTCCTTTACGAAATCGAAATGGAGGATGGCACCACACAGATGCTGTCTCCAAACCAAATCGCTGGTCTCAAGTCTCGTTACGCGGCCCTTAACTACAAAAATGCTGAAATGAAACCCATTCACATGGTTGTAGAGGCCGCTATTAAAAATGGTCTTGCCAAAGACCCAACTGACGCCGCGCGTCAGCTAATTAATTTGATGAAGGCCGATGAGAAGAACCCACAAATGGGCGACACTGATGGCAAAACAAACACGCAAGCAAGCGAAGAAATGTCTCGCGACAGCTACGCACAGTGGGAAGAAGACAATGCTGTTAGCCTCCCACCTGGCTATCGTGAACAGGCTGATGTGATGAGACAGGTTCTTCAGCAAAATAATGAAATGCGTCAAATGATGGCAAGAATGCTTCAGCAAGGTGAGGCAGCGGCAGATGGTGCGGCTAAGCAAGCTATCGAAGCCCAAAACATGAAAGGGCAGGCCGCTCAGCAGATGATTAACAACAACCTTGACAAAGGTGCTGATAGGCTGGGTCTTACCGACGCGGATGCAGATGACTTCAAAATTTTTGCACAAGAGCGGGGCTATACGGAAGATGACTTTATCGACCCTGGGCTGACCTTAAAAGTCATGACGGACTTCAAAAATGCCATGGACAGCGAAGAGATGACAGCTCTACGCGACATTCATAAACGTCGCCAAGCGTTTACAGGAACACTGGCGCAAACGCCTCAGGCAGGGGGAGCGGTTGCTGAGCCAGCTCCTGAAGTTGACCCAACACTGGGACGCCTGACTGACCGCGCTATGGGTTAGTCGGCATAAAATTTTTACAAGGGCGGGACGACAAAAGTCCCGCCCTTTTTTTATTCTTTAATCACAGGCGCTACGGCCCCTGTTTTTTTGAGTGAAACGCTTTATGAGACGGTAATTCCTCACGAGGCGGAGCAACTCACCATAACCAACGTAAACCTGCCATAGAAGGAGACTTATCATGGCTATTCAAGGTGTGCGGGGCACTGGCGAGTTCTCATCGGACTTCCGCCCCAAAAACTATCGGGAGCTGTTTACGCTTCTCGAACCAAACGGTAACGCACCGTTGAACGCTCTGTTGTCTTTCGGTTCCTCTGAAGGCACCGACGACCCTGAGTACAAAAACTTCCGTGACGAATTGCCGGACCGGAAACTGACCGTGAACGGTGCTGTTGCTTCAACAAGCACCACAAGCATCACGCTCGACGCTTCTGATGACAATAAATTTGCCGTTGCAGGCTCAATCATTGTCAACAGTGGTACAGGCGAAGTGATGCGCGTAACTGCTGACACTACAGGCACAACCCTTACGGTTGCCCGTAACATCGGCGGCACAACTCACCAAATCGCAGACAACGCTGAACTGTTCGTAGCTGGCTTTGCTGCTGCTGAAAACGACGACGTTGGCACCGCCATCACGTTCGACGCAACGGTAGCTTCCAACTACACGCAGATTTTCCGGACTGCCTTCGGTGTGTCAAACACATTGAAGTCAACCTATCTGCGGACTGGCGACAAAGAAGACGAAGCAATGACCAAAGCCCTCAAGCTGCACATGAGCGACATTGAACGCGCCATGTTCTTCGGCGTGAAGGCTGAGGACAATGGTTCTTCTGCTGCACCTCGCCGCTACACTGGTGGTCTGACCACTACGCTGACGACCGTTATTGATTGCAATAGCGACATCGACGGCGACGGTTCAATGAGCGAAGCTCAGTTTGACGAAGAGCTCATCAAAACCGTGTTCAAATACGGCTCTAGCGAAAAGATTGCATTCTGTGGCTACAAAGTGGCTGCTCACCTGCAAGAGTTCGGTAAAGACCGTTGGCGTCCAGAAAGCGTCCAAGGCGCTTATGGCGTGAACCTGACTCGCTACAACACTTTTGCTGGCGACCTGATGGTTCACCTGCACCCGCAGTTCCGTCAGATTCCTGGCATGGACAATGCCATGGTAATCGTTGACTTCCCGTACCTGAAGTATCGTCACCTCGATGGTCGCGACACTGCCCTGTACGAGAACCGTCAAGGCAACGGCGTGGACGGAGTCATTCACGAGTACCTGACCGAGTGTGGTCTGGAACTCTTGCAAGACAAGACTCACGTCTACATTAAGAACTGGTCGACCAACACCTAAGTCGGACGACCCGTCTTAGTGACGGCTGTAATTTAGGGGTGGTAGCAGAAGCTACCACCCCTTTTTTATGGAGGCATTTAATGTCAGAGACTAAAGAAAAAAAGGCCGCACCCAAAAAAGCCGCCGCTACTACGAAAAAAACAGCAGAGCCTAAGCAACCCACGGTTGTTGTGTTCATATCTGCTGAGCACGAGCCAGTCCAATTTCATATTCGTGACCGCTACGCACACCGTCGAGAAGACGGACGTTTGCGCTGGCGGTTTTCTCCAGAAGAGGCGGAGCTAGTTCGCCGTCACCACTACGTCCAGATGGGGCGCGTAATAGAGGTAGATAATGACTGAGACAAGCAACACCAATCCGCACGTAACGGACAACTTCGCTCCTCTAGAGACGATGACACTCCAAGCTGTGCGTCGGTTTGGTGACTTTGCTCCAGGCACTCTCTCTGGTGATGCGGCCCTCATGTTTATTGAATTTGCCAACATGATTGTCGATGAGGTTCGCATGCACCCCTATTGGGATGGGACAGAGCTCGACTACTACGAGCACATGTCTGAAACTCGCCCCGTACCAGACACAATCATGATTGCTGGCCTGCTATTCCATTACTCAACACAGCAGGCATCTGACAAGGCTGAAAGTTATGGGGCTCAATTTATCCGCATGATTAACCAGGAACTGTGGCGTCGGCTTAACGGCAATACAAAAATACAGATGCGCGTCACAGACAATGGGACAAACCCCAGAAATTACACAGGTAAGTCTACGGATAAAAACAACGGAACTGTGAAGTACTAATGGTAAGCACTACAAAAAGTCCTACTGGCGTTTCTCTTCGGAGTGTCGCCTACGATAACTTTCAAGGTCTGGATGTGTCGCGCGATGTGACCTCCCTGGATACTGGAAAAAACCAACACCTATCAACGTCTACAGATTGTTTTTGCGATTGGCGCGGCCAGATTGTTCGTGACCCTGGAGCCAATTTCATCAGTGGCGAACATCCGATTGTAGAAGTTGCCTTCTACTCCACCGATAACGTCGTGTATGCAGAGCAAGATGGCTCTGGCGTCAACTTGGTGAGTGAAGATGGTCACAAAAAAACAGGGGCTTTTCCTAGCGGCTCCCTCGTATCAACCTCTGTCTTTAACCGATATGTTCATTTTTTCAGTCGTGGCGAGGCTCCGATTTACTACGACGGACTGAAGTACAAAAACAATGGTAGTCCAGACCTGGACAAACTAAGACCTTCTTTTGCTACGTCTGTAGCGCGGCGTCTTTGCGTGGCAGGTGTCCCTGGTCGGGAGACGCAAATCTTTTTGTCTCGAGTGGACAACGATGAGATTTTCCCAGGTGACGAACCAATCGACAGTGTCAGCGTTTTGCGAGCTGGGATTATCGACGTTGCTAACCAACTGGGCACATCGGAACAGATAACAGGTCTATCCAAGTTTGAGCAGTCCAGAATGGCTGTGTTCACAAACGACCGCGTCCTAGTCTATTTGATTGACCCCAACATTGACCTGTGGGCACTCGATGACAAGGCCAGTGTCAATGTCGGCTGTGTGAGCCACAGGACAATCCAGCGAGCTGGCACAGACATCTTGTTCTGTTCGCGCTCTGGGGTGCATAGCCTTCGCCGCTCAGCGGAGAATGGCATCACGATTGAGGGCACCTCCCTCTCAGAGAAGATTGACATTGAGTACCGCAAGCTGATTGCCACTGTTGAGGACGTGTCTCTTATCACGTCTGCTTATGACCCAGACATGGGGCAGTATCACATCTTCTTCCCCCAGCCTGGTGGCGTGATAAGCAAGCGGCTGACCATGACAGTCAATCCGCGCATGGACCCCAAATGGTCTACGGGCGAGTTTCTCAATGCGCGCTGCGGGGCTTTCCTGGCTGGAAGGCTCGTCTACGGAACGTCAGGTGGTATTTATGACGTCAAGAAAATCGAAGATGAAGCAGAAGTCCACCCCGACATGGTGTTCACAACTCCAGTTCTTTGGCATGGCAGCTTCTCGGAAACCAAAGATGTCCACTCGATTGTTGTTCAAGCAGACGGCGAGGGTGACGCAACACTAGAGGTTATCGACGATACGGGACGAATAATAGGAAGTATGACATTCCAGATAAGTGACAGTGAGGACGACAACTATTTCCCCGATGTTCCATTATCACGGCAGTACGAGAGAAAACTCGAGATGCGTTATCGGGGTGCCCAATACCGCATGACAGTAAAAGGAAAGGGGCTCTGTCGAATTATCGGCTTGGGCATAATTTTGAGGAAGTAAAATGGCGCGACTTCGACAACAAAACCCACAGAATTATGTTGCATCTGGCAACATTAATGCTGAGTTCGAGAACCTCATTAGGTATCTCAATTCTGCGGAGCTTGGAGAGAAGACTCTAGGCGAGCTGCTTGAAACTCTGTTCGACGAAGACGGTATCTGGAAGGGGCCCATTGAGCTACGCAATGACTCATCTGCTGGCCTTCAGTATCGCGTTGGTACATACACCGATGAGAGTACAGGCTGGAAAAACCTTGCCACACTGGAGTCACTTCGCGGTGCTGCTGGTAGTGTTGTGGGTGAATTGGGTGCGCCAATCCTTTTCTCACGGCAAGACACGGTGGCCACGGCAGCCCAAACAGTTGTTTCCTACGCCCACGATAGTGCTGACGAGCTCCTGGTCTACGTAGACGGTGTTCTTAAACGGTCAGGTTCCAGTTATGACTATCAAACTGATGCCTCAGCGAATACCGTCACCTTCAACTCTGGCTTGTCCGCTGGTGAAACAGTAACAATCTACAAAATTCGCACGTCATCAATTACTGGGTTTACTCGGTCTGATACGGTTACTACCGCATCGCAAACCGTCTTCCCGTTTGTTCATGAAGAAGACACAGTTTTGCAAGTCTACAAAAACGGTATCTTGCAGCGCTCTGGTGGGTCAAATGACTATGTGACTAATGCTGCGTCAGACACCGTGACGTTTACAAGCTCTGTACCGTCTGGGAATACCGTGACTATCATCACGGTAGAGAACACGTCTACAAACGTAGTCACTGGACTGATGACGGAAGCAAACTTCACGGACACGGCCACAGGAAAAATCACCTTTGCAAATATGCAATTTGCAGACGGTGACATTCCGCAAGCAAAAGTTAGCGGTCTTGTGTCCCACATTTCTACAGCAGCCAAACTAACTGTTTCCTCAAGCACCCCTTCTAATCCTGCAAGCGGTGACTTGTGGATGGATACAAGTCAGACGCCCAACGTCCTCAAGTTCTATACTGGGACGCAGTGGCTCGAAACAGCCCCAGAAAGCTCCTTGCCAACTTTTGCTGCCGCTAATGCAGGTCAGTTTGTAAAGGTAAACGCCACAGGCACAGCCCTGTCCTATGCAGACATTGACCTGACTTCTGTTGTACCCGTGACACAGAAAGGCGCAGCAAACGGCGTTGCAGAGCTAGATAGCTCTGGCCGATTGCCAGCAGCACAGCTCCCAACCATCCTTGCTTCTGACAGTATTTATCAAAGCAAGACTGGTGCGGTTAGCAATGCCGACTACACAATCAAAAGGATTTACCGCCAGAAAATACAAATCGACGCAATCAGTCTTCAGTGTTCTTCTGGTTCTGCCACGTGGCAGCTTTTGGTAAATGGTGTCGCTGTGGGTTCCACCCAAAGCGTTACATCGTCAGGTCTCGAGACTGTTCTCTCTACTCCGCAAGAAATTGATGCTACTTCGACCTCTAAGTCGATTGGTTATCAAATCACAAGCGCTAGTAGCTTGAATGACCTCGAGGTCACTTTGGCTATTAGCATTCTGTCTTCCTAATGCGTTACGTAATTGTCCACGAAGGACAAGACACATTAGCAAGAATATGCTCAGCCAAGTGCAAATGCCCTCCGTTCTCGGAGCCGAACTCATCTCTCGGCATCTGGGACAGCAAAGAGGGAAAGCTGGTTGGTGGAGTGACCTATTCAGACTTCACTGGCCGAGATTTGTGGGCATCCATTTGGTTGGATGACAAAGCTGCCCTGACAAGGGGCATTTTAAGGGAACTGTTTTCGTATCCCTTTGAGACATGTGGAGTGGTCAGGCTTTCGACAAACGCCAGGAAGGGCAACAGGAAGTCGGTGAAATTAACTAAGCGTCTTGGCTTTTCCGTGGAAGGAACCCTGAGACGCTTCTTTGGAGACGAAGACGATGACTCAGCAATCGTCTTCGGAATGCTGAAAGAAGAGTGTAGGTGGATTAAAAATGGGTAAGAAATCAGGACCTCCGGCTCCCCCGCCGCCCCCAGATTACACACCACAGCGTCAGGCTGCGGTTAACGTAGAGAACGCGCGACGCGGACGCGTAGCTCGGGGATACAATCAAGCGATTGACTCTTTCAACAAACAATTCAGTGGTTACGGAGGCACGCTCGCAGGTTTAGAAGACACTGTCAGCGGCCTTAAACTAGGTGATGACCTCACAGGTCTGGACGATATCTCAAACCAATTACGCAGTCTCGACAGGAACTTCCAATCTTTTTCAGAGGGGGACGTGTCTTTTCTACAGCCGTATGATGTAGAAAAGACCGCTGCCGAAAACGAGGCGCGTTATAACCGCGACTTGGCTGCATACAAGGAAAGGAACAAGGACGCTATTGCGAGGTACGAAGCCCAGCGTAAACCAGGTGTAGCAGGTGTGTATTACACTGGGATAAGAAACAAGGCAGCAAAAAGACCTGGTAATAACTTGCCATTGCCAAAATATTCTGGGGAATACTCTACGGGGTTTGTCGACCCAGCCACGGGTCGGCGTGTTGAGGCTGCGCCGAATGCTTTAGATTACGGTGGTCAGGATTTTGGAAGATTTGATGGAGGAAACGTCCAATACGGTGCGTATGGCCTCCCTGTTGACCCAGGCTTCCAGGCTGCGGGTACGTCTTATGGAGGCGCTGTCGCCTATGACATGCCGACCCTCAATAAATTAAACACTGGCAGAGCTGACAGCTACATGCGTCAGGTAGACGATATTGAAGACTTAATTGCGTCACTCCGCAGCGAAGAAGCAGCAGAGCAAGCTCGTGTCAGTGACTTCTTTGATGACTACATTTCTCAGGCCAACCAACGTGATATTGACGTAGAGTTCGCAGACATCAATGACGACTTCCAAAAATATCAACGAGAACTAGCTCAGGCTCGCTCTCAAGTGGGAGACTTCGATAGCGTTCTGGATTTTTCTGATAATAGACAACGGGCATTGGCAGAGCTGGATGAGTTGGAGGCTATACTCTCTGGCCGCATATCAGCCAAGGATGCTGAACAAGCAAGGGTGGATGCTGCCCGAGCTGGCGCGCGCTCAGAGATTGATGAGCTGACGGCGGCGCTCAACGCCATGGGTATCGCAGACGCCGACTCTGAAACTATTGATGCCTTGCTTGGCAGGTTAGAGGCTGAGCGTAGCGGGCTTCGAGGTTTTGAAAGTGACCTAGACTTTGATTTCTCAAATGAGCTTGCCGATATTTACGGGCTTGACGAAGACATATATGCCCTGGGTCAGGAGCGCGCCGCCGAGCAGGCGCGCATAGACTCACTGGGTCGTAGCTTCGCTAACAGGTCTGACTCTCTTGGTCGCATAGCCGACCGTCAGGGTATCTATAACCTGGCAGAAATTGAAGACTTACAAGACGCCCTTGCCGCGCTTGAGTCAGAAATCGGCGGCACAACTTCTGAACTCGCAACAGATTTCTCGGGAGCCACTACTGGCATAGAAGGGGCGCGAGGAACACTTGAGCAGCTTCTTGCTGAAAGAGAGGGGCAGCTAGGGGCTCAAAGAGAATTGGTGGCAGAGTTGTTGTCTGGACGCCAAGATGACCCGACAACCCCTGACATAGACGAGTCAGTGATGGGCGTTCAGGATATTGCCCTTTCGGACGAAGCTGGACTTCTCGGAAGACGTGCAGACTTTGAAAGAGAGCTTGAAAACCTGGGTCGGTTCCAAGGCGGAACAGATGCTAACGTAGCTGCAATCCAAGACGCTATTGGTGCTGTAGACGCTCGCCTCAGAGAGTTGGGTGCTGAGCGCGGTGGAATTGAGGGCGAAGCCTTGGCATCCCTCCAGGACATCCGAAACAGAGAGTTCTTCACTCCTGCTGACGTAGACGCCGCCCGTCAAGAAGTGGAGCAGATACGTCAGCGTGCTGAGACATTTGGAGCTCAGCAGGCAGCAGACGAACTAGCGGCCCTAGAGCAGATTTTAGGCAGAGAGAGTAACCGTCTTGCTGAGGACGCTGCTGAAGTTGCATTCCGTGAAGGACAGGGTATGGCAGAGGTTGAGGCTCTGCTTGACCAATTCGGAAACCTGCGTTTCCCAAGCGTCGGTGATGCACAAGACGTTATGACCGAAGAACAACTCGCAGCATTCCTTGCAAATCAAAGCGAGGAAGACGAGCTCTTAAACATGCTTAATCAGACTGCGTTTGCACAGAACCTGGCAACGGGAGTCTAACCCATGGTAGCTTTTTCAACAGCATTCAGCGCAGCGTCCTCACTATCTAATGTGATAGGCGGCAAAAGAGCTAGTAGACAAGCGGAGAAAATGGAGCGCTACCAGGCTGCTGTGGCTGAGCAGGCTCGCAGAGATAACAACGCCAACAACGCGGCTATGGCTCAGCTCGGTGCTTACAACATGGGTCTTGTAGAAGACCAAAATGACTACTTTAGAGAACTCCAACGTCAACAGAATATTGCAGAGCAAGAGCGTCAACGATACCTGAGAGGAATGGACGCCAGAAGCGAAGACCGTCTCCTAGACCAGATTAACAGAACTGTTGACCGTCAAGAATTAACTGACGACCTAGAGCTTGAGCGCCGTCAATTTGAGTTGGAAAGAATTGCAAGAGACGACAGGCTGACAGAGCAAGAGCGAAGATTTGCACTCGCAGAACTCGAACGGGAAAGAGACAGGGCTCGCCGTCAACGCCGTCAAGAGCAAGCTCGAATTGACCGAGGCGACCGAACTGTAGCAGACGAATATGAACTACGTCGTAGGCTTCTCGATGAAGACAGAATTACTAGGTCTGCTGAACGTCAGTTTGAGATTGACCGCCAGAACCAAGCAATCGCACAGGCCGTGGAGACACGCAATCGTATGCGCGATGTGCTGGATGACTACGGTCGGATTACAGCACCAGAGTTGATTGGCGGAGATGAGATAGCGCGCCGTGCTGACCGCTACTATGACCAGTATAGCCAAGAGGTAGACCAAGCCCTCGACAGAAACCTGTCTTCGCTAGAGGCCGACCTTATTAGAAAAGGCATGGAAGGCGGTGGCTCGAGTAATGCGCAACGTGCAGAGATACTTGCGCGGATTGCTCCTCAGTTTGCGAGAGCCCGTGCCGATGCGAATACTCAGGCTGGACGTGAGGTAGCAACAGAAAATCAAATCTTGCAAGATAGGTTCAAAAACTTGCGGGAGGCTATTGGTGTCAACCTTGACGCTGAGCAACAAGTCGGAACAACTGCGCTCGACATGCAGGCACGCCTAAGCAACCCAAGTACATCAGCCGTCTTGAACCGTGATATAGGAAGTGCTTACAATCCTTACACATCTCGCGGCCCTCAGACTTCTATGACTGGCGTTACAGGGCCTATTTCAATAGGTTCACAAGTGCGTGACATAGGCAGTCTGTCTTCTGGTTACGGCAGCCAGTTGAGCATGCCAACACTGGGCATGACAGGAACTGACGCACGCGGTTACGCGGCGTCACCGACCCTTAATACTCCCAACTACACAAACTTCTTTGATGCGTCAAATACTGGCGCGCGCCAAAACCTCACGGATGCTGCGTCTTCTGCTAACCAAGCGTATAACCGAGCCGCAGACGCATTTAGAGCTAGAGGCAGCGCAAGGGCTGACTTCATAGGGCAGGCAGGAACTCTGTTGGACGACGTATTTAACCTGGGGGCGTATAGCGATGACGCTGGCACTCGTTCAAAATACCGACCAACTAAGGAGGATTAGTAATGGCATTTGGTGGATACGACTACGAAGGGTTTAGAGACCGCACAGACGAAATGGAAACCAAGCGTCTGGATGTGGCGAAAGCCTTTGAAGAGTTTAAGAAGAACAACCCATACGCCACAGCATCAGAGCTGCAATCGGCCATCAACCAGATAGCTGGGCCGAACCCTTATCTGCGTGCTGGCGGAGGGACACGCCAGACTGTAGACGAACTCGCCAAAAGAAACAGGCAGGCTTACCTGGAAGAACAGAGAAATAAGCTGAGCGAAGACATGGACTTTTTTGAAAGGCAGAAAAAGGAAGCCAAAGAAAAGCTCTTCTCAGCGTATTATGACACAGGTGATTTTGAAACTGCCAAGAACAGGGTTCTGAGTAATCTTGGTGCAGGCGGAACAGGAACTGAGTATGAGCAGTTAACGCTTCCACGGCTCGAGGACTACGTAACAGGTTTAGACAAATCCGTAGAAAACCAGTTTGTGAAGCGCATCTTTGACGAAAACCAGGATGCCATGAATGACACTATTGCCAATTATGGAAGCTATGATGACTTCGTTTTCAATCTTCCAAACCAAAATGTCGCCAATTCACCCGCTCTAAAAAACGCCTTCAACCTAAGAAAAGGAAAACATGATTCAGATGCTGAGGCCCAGGTGATGCAAAAAGTTATGGAAATTGCGTCAGACCCAACTAAGGCAAACCTTTACCGTAGCGGCGCTTTGAGTTTTTTTGACACACAGTTTGGTCCCTACTTCAAGGCCAACCCGCAGGCATTAACTGCTGCAAACGAAATGCTGCAAACCGCTCAGCAGACAATTCACGCAACTCAAATGGGACAGCTAAATATAGCGGCCAAGGAATACGCAGAAAAGTACTCTGATGGCATGCAGGGAATCATGCAAAACGTGATTGGAAGTTTGACGGATTATCCTGACGGTGTTCAGCAAGCTCTTCGCCAAATAAACGTGGAGTTCCGCCCGCAAGGTTCTAGCTCTATGAGTGGTATTGTTGCAGCCGTTGAGGCACTAAAAGATGAAGACGATATTAAGGCAGAAGATGCGAAGCAAAAAATAATCTCTGCGTCTGGTGGCGCTCTTGTGTCCAAAGCAGAATTTGAGGGTGCGATAGCTGACAGCTACATATCATCAACTGGTAGACCAAAGAAACTAACAACCATTACGGCATACTCAAAAGAGCTGTTTGACCCCGAAAGCGGAGACATACCAAGGCGCGTCAAGGAGTCAGCAGACCGTGTCAATGACGTGGCCAAACCAACCGAAGACTATCTCGACGGCAAGTTGGGTAAATTCCAAGCTAGGTTTGGGCCCCAGGCATACGCTTCGCATATTGCAGACATTGATATTGAAATTGCTCGCATTCAAAGCAACATAAATGACATCGACCAAGCAATAGCATACGGCCAAAATCAGACAAATTTCTTGGGTACATTCGGCGAAGACTTTAACACGCAAGCGGTCAGTGAAAACAACGCATCTGGTCAAGAGGCCAAACGGGTTCTTGCGGCTCAGTTGGTACAACTTCAGGAAGCTAAGAATCAGGTTCAAAGCTCTCTGGCTCTCGCCGAACGCCGAGTTCAAGGTAATTTAACAAACAGAGACATAAGCGGCGCAGAGGTTCAACGTCTCGCTCAGGAGTTTTTAAGAATGGGCGGAACCCTAGATATGCTGACAGGTCAAGCGCCAGCAAGTCAGCAGCTCAGTCCCGCTTTAAGGTCTCCATACGCGTTCCAGCAAGCAGGGCCAGACCGAGCATCAGTACTCAGAGAAATTTTGAAACAGTCTGGGATTCAGACAAACCAACAAAGAGATATGCGTGGCAATCCTATAGGCAATCCACAACTAGAGCAGAACAGGCTCATCCAACGCCTTATAGACGCTCTTCAATAAGGACGACCACACAAGAGGTTCTCCAGTAGTTTGATGGGAATACCCACTAAACCGGAAACTGGAGAACCGACGTGGCACAAAAGTTTGACAACAACTTTAACACTGACCTATTTAGCTTTGATGAGGATGTATCAAACGTATCATCCTACGACTCTAGCACTCTAAGCACCGCAACCGGACTAGACGCATTTCGCGACCCGCGATTTATCGCTGAGCTGCGCGAGTACTACGCCAACAAGGGCGATTACTTCAACAACGATGCCGACCTGATTGACGCCTTTTATTCCGACCAGACATGGGGGGCTATGAACACTGGTTCGCTGGCGAAAGATATCGGCGAAGCATACACCTCCAGCGATAGGCAAGTAACCCTCATGCGCCGCATGAAGGAAGTCTATGATAGCACCCCCAATTTCTACGAAGAGGGTGGGCGCGGAGCTGCTGGACTTGGGCAGAATATTCTTGCCGCCGCAATGGACCCCCTTAACTTAGTTGGTTTTGGTGCTGGTGGTGCCGCTGCAAAAACAGCATTAAGAGCTGGAGCATCCACAGGCAACGTGTTGGGTGCGGCGGCGAAAGCTGGTGCAAAAGCTGAGGCTCTTGCTGGTGGTATCACCGAAGGTGCTTTCAACACTCTTGAGCAAGTGCGCGACAAGCAAATTGGCTTACAGGATGAATTTAGCTTTGGTCGGCTTGCAGGCGCGACGGCCCTTGGTACTGCTGCGGGTGGTGCTCTTGGCGCTGGTTTTGGTGCCCTTGGCGCTGGATTTCAAGCAGGCACGAGAGGCATGGACATCCCTGGGTCATTCACTATTGGCAGAGAGAACGCAAGGCTGAAAGCACTGGATTACTCCGACGAAGACATAGCAATGATGCCTCAGGAGTATGTCAAAAAGGTTCTTAAAACTGACTTGAGCCGTGCGGAAAATGTTGATTTTCAACAGATGGACGCCCAGGCTCAGGCTGAAGCAACTGGTGCAGGGCAAGAGGGCGCAACGGGTCAAGCCGACGGGGATGCTGCCCAGACACAAGCGCAAGAAATAGAGGACGCCAACCGCACTGGTATAGACGTAGGACGTACAATCAATATAGAGGCGATTGACAGGGAGCTTGCGAGGTTGGCAGACGACTTGCGCGAAAACCTTGAAAACCCCACCGTTCGACAGGAAATCAACGACCAGATTAATGCCTTTGAAGAAATGCGCCAACTTGGTCAGCGCATGAACAACCACCGCAGCGAAATAGCTGAGGGCTTGGAGTCAAACGACACGGCCAAAATTAACAGGGCGAAGGCGCGTCTCACAGAGCTTAACAACCTGCGAGCACTGTATGACCAAGCGATTGAGAACAATGACCCTGGCATCATTGCCCGTATCAAGAAAGCGGAAGCTGAGTACGCCGCCAAGAAGGCTAAGGAAGAGGAGGCTGCTGCAAAAGCTGCCACCGCAGATGCTGCAAAGGCAGCCCCCGCAGCGGAAGCTCCTGCGGCAGACGCAGACGCTCAAAAGCCAGCAAGCCTAGACGACTTCCAGTTCACTGGCGACAAGACAAAAGCGAAGGCTGAGGCTGCTGGGCTCACAGCAGAGGACTTTGCTAACGAAAGCCCGTCTGGGCGAAATGGCAAATTTAACGCCAAAGATATACGCAGGATTGCAAAGGCAAAAGGCACTGAACCAGGCGCTACACCTGCGGAGGCTGAGGCTGCGCTTCCCGAGGAAGCCGAGGCAGTACCTGCGGATATTATTTACCGTAGTGAAAACCAGCGCAAAAGTATGACAAAGATGCTGGACGATGCTGGTATGGACGAGGATGACCTACGAGCATTGATTGCTAACGGTCAGCTCAAGGTTCGCGAAGACGGCGTCACTCTAACAACGGAAGCGACCAAACAGCTACGCACCCTTACGAAAGACGCTCGAGACAAAAACATCTCAGACGAAAAACTGTTTGGACAAGCTATAGATGCGCTCGAGCCCATCCGCGAAAGACTGGGCGAAGAAAAGTTTATGGCAATTCTTCAGCATGAGCCTCGTGTCATCCGTGAGATTTTGCGTAAGTCTGACCCCAAGGGTGCTGACGCCCTAATGGATGCAGTTGAAAGAGTGCTAGCAGAAGACGGACTTCAGTCATCTGTGAGACTTACAAAGACTCAGAGACGTCGCTCCAAAATCATCAAAGACAATCTGATTGCAAACAACCCAGGCATGTCGGATGACGTGGCTCAAGCTATTGCTGACGGCAGGGCACTAGCCGAGTCATTCCAACCGAAGCCAGCCGCAAAGAGTGAAATGACTGGGACGCTTGGAGACGCGCCAGTTGAGACAACCGCTGGCAGAACAAATCGCGGTCGCCTTCAAAGTTTCTTACGCGGAAATACGCCGATTGGAGATGGGCGCACAGTTATTGGTCGAGCCCCCATGGTTATTCGTGGCACAGAAGGTGAAAGCCAGAGAGCTGGGGTTATTTACGGCGCAGACCAGGCAGTTGCTTTTGCAGAAAAAGAAATACTGAAGGACTTTGTAGACCCAGATGGTGTAACACGCTCTCGCCTGGAACAAGACTTGTCGCCAGTTAGGTACGTCTCCACGGGTGGCGAGGAAATATTTGGTGGCGCAGCAACAACCAAATCGCTTCCAAACAATCGCAAGCAAATCCAACGAGAAAAAGCTCAAAAGGGTAAGCCGTACTTCTACGACCCCGTAACCAAGAAGTTCTATAGGGACGAGGCTTTGATGCGCTACATGCGTGGCGAAGCCGAGAAAGCTCCTGGCAAAGACGTCAATATTGACGAACCATCAATGCCTGAGCGCCAGCGCTTAGCTGAGATTGCGAGCAGCTTTGTAGACGAACACCAAGATATAGACCGCTTGATTGCGGAGTTAACAAATGTTGATACCGTCCGCGTTGCTCGAGAGGCAAAGGGCAATGTCCCAGATGTGCCGAACATTGACGCTGACGGCAAAATACTGGCGCTCCGACCGAAAGACCCAGAAAAACCCATACGAGTCATCTCTCAGAAGCAGCTTCAATCTGGTGCTGACATAAACACTCTGTTAGGCAAGTCAGACATAAATGACTTTGAGGTGGGTTATGTAGACGGCAGCTCAACATACGGGACTAAGTTGGCCGAAAGCTCATTTGAGCCGTTTACTCCAGGCGCCAATGCGCCAACCCGCGCGTTTATCAGTTCCTACGAGGCATCAAAAATCCCTGTTGAGATTGATGAGGGAGACTTGTCCGCCATCCTTACAATGGCAGAGACGGTGCCATTGGGTGAGAGAGGCCAAAATCCTTTCAAAATCTTAGAGAAGCTAAAGCAAGGCGACCTTAACAAGCAAAAGGTAGACGAGATATTGCGCGCAACTGAGATGTACATTGGATGGCCACTCAGCAGGAAGCAAACAAACGTAATTGATTTTGTCCGTGCCTTACATGAGTTCCGAAACAAGTACGTTCCTGAGGAGATTCGCCTTCCTACTGAGGCGCTCAAAGAGAGCCAGAAACAATTAAAAATACATACAGTAAACTTCACTGCGTCCGAAAAAAGGGAGGCGCGTCGACTATTAGAGGTCTTGTCTGGTGCGGGCAAAGGTTCACCCAAGTTTGCAGACACAACCATCCTTTCTGGCTTTGGAACTGCAAACGGAGAGTATTCTATCACAGGCAATACGATAAAGCTCGCCTCGGAAATGGTGAACACTGAGCATCCACGTTTGCAAACCTTGCTTCACGAAATGGCGCATTGGGCATACGCAAATGTGCTGTCCAACGAAGACCGTCTTTTGTTCTGGGACGGAATGCAAAAATACTGGGACAATAAGGGAACACTCTATGATGATGTATTGAATATGAATGTTCCTGATAAGGCTCTTTCTACGGCGATAGGCATAAGAAAAAAAATCCGCACCCCTCAGGAGTTCTTCGCTGACCAGTTTATGATTTGGGCAACGCAAGAAAGGCTGGCCCCAAAGTTTCGTGACGTGGCTTACTATGAGGGAATGAGTCAGTTTGTTAGCCCTCAGTGGTGGTCGACTATAGCTCGCTACTTGCGCAACATCGTTGACCAGATGCTAGACCCCAATAAGGTTGACCAAGACCTAGTTCCTCTGTTCTCCAAAATCATGCCCGACCCAGAGCGCGCAATCGCAGCTCAAGAAGGTGTTGTCGCCCCAACCTCTGAAGGCGGCGCTGCGCTGATGCGGCGCATGGTAGACTACCAGCTAACTATGGATGACCTGCAAGAAGCACTGGATATTGAAAGTCCAGAGGGCATCATCAATCATGCCCTTTACCTCGCTGACAGGCTCAAAGGCCAATCTGGTGGTACGCAAACTAGACCGTTTCGACTGATGGCAAGCACGAATGGTTTAGCTCGCACTTTATCTAAGCGTATTTATGAAGCCGCAGAAATTCCCAAAGATGTTGTGGATTCAGGTGATATGGACGCCTTCCTCAGAACCGACGAGTTTATCTCGAGCATGGAGCGACGAGCAGAAAGAGTAGTAAGGGCGCTGGACGGGATAACAGACGGCGAGACAGAAGGTCAGGCTATGTCAGCCTTTGAGATTATAGACACTATAATTTCACAGGGACGAAAAAAATATAATAGCCTGAAAGCAGAAGAGACCAACATTCTCTCAGACTTGTCTCTTGCGCCTCGTAAAAAAGAGCACCCATACCGCAAAAAACAAAGGTTTATTGGTGCAAACGCAAAGCGTCGCCGCAAGGCCGATAAGAAGAAGGCCAGGTCAGAAGCGCAAGCGGTACAGCAAGTCAACGAAATTGACGTAACTGAGACTGCTACAGTTGAAATAGAAGCCACGTTTTCTCCGCGTACAGCTCCGACCGACAAGCTGCAAAAAGTTTTTGAAGAAAACAAAAACGACTACGGCAGACACATCGGAATGGAATTGCTCCGCCGTACTCGCGCTGAAGTTCAAGACCCGAGCTTGGTACAGATTGAAGTCACAGACCCAATGGTCTCAGAGGCAATGAACCGAGAGGTTACTTTCACGGTTGGCGTAGACAAAGACAGCGTCACCCCCTCTGGTCCCTTTGCTTTGCGTGAGGCGCAAAACGCTCTGTCGCAGCGCGTACCAGTAATATCTCACGGCATGAAGACAATGTATGCCCGCATCAATATGCTTTCTGGAGCAGAGCAGGGAGAGACTACAGTTGGTCTCCTTAACGCAATAGGCGGCAACTATGAGTCTGCCAGAGTCCCCGAAATTTTCATGGGTGACTACAACTCGGATGCCTTCAAGAGTGCTAGAAGTCGTTTGCGTAACATGGCTGTTGCCATGGAGGGCGGAGATGATTCAGTAGTCGACAACTTAATTGACTTCCTAATTGGTTCAGAAATGCTGGTCATAAAGGACGAAGTTGCAGCATCTATGGGTGTTGAGACGGCAGAACAGGTGGTCAATATTCTGAAATCAAGCATGCGGAAGAACCCAGCAGACTTAGATTTTGGAGATGCGGCAGATGTTCTGGTTGAGCAGGTCTCTGAGAATATCGCCTACATAACCAATGGCCTCATGCCAAACGGCCTCAAAGAAAAATTCCCCATGATTGACCGCTATGGTGATGTTTTCACACCACCCGAAGCGTCCTTCTCCAGCCTTCCTGGCCGCTCCGATACCATCAGGGCTCGCATGTCTACGCCAATGGCGTCTGAATTTGCCATGGATAGTTTTGCTTCTTCATCACCAGGACGCAAAAATGCAATCCTAAACTTCGTGGGTAACGGAGTTGGTGGTGGCGACACCCCAGTTCCTTACTTTGGTAGTCGAGTTAGTGGTGGTGTCGTCTCCCCTGTAAAGACAGGTTTTGGACGGGCGAAGCGCGTATTCCTGAGTGCCAACGACGCTGACGAAAGGGCAAATCTGACAGCAGAGCAAGTATCTGAGGCTATGGCAGGGCAACCAAGTGAAGCAACCGAGGATGTGCTAAATCTTCTTGAAAGCCGTGCTAGATACCAAGAGCTCTCCGCAAAAATGCGAGACCGCGCCGAACAAGGAAACTCAGATGTGTTCTCAGCCGAAGCAGAAATGGCTGAGTACCAAATTTCTGAAATAGACAGGGAGCTGGACAAGATATTTCCTGACCAAGGGTCAGCAGAACCTGTGTATGTCAAAGCAGATAATGTTGTTAAATTTGATGACGGCGCGACATACAACGTCCAAGAAAGCAGCCTGATTAATGCCATAGTAAACGACCTTATGAATCGGGATGTTGGTATTAGTCAGGAAGCCCTGAGTAAATCAGCTCAGTCAGCTCCTCTCGAAATGAATGGAACCGAGACTTACGCGTGGCTCAAATCATTAGTAGACCCAAGCGGAAAACGTCCGTCTCTGGCTGAGCGTGAGATACGGATGACGCTCAACAACATAGGTGTGGACGGTGCGACAGAGACTGTCGAAGGAAAGACCGCACTGGTTGTCTTCCACAATGAAAACGTGCGGCCAGTTGATGATAACTACTTTGATGAAACATCAATAGACACAGAGATTGGGTTCGCATCAATGCCTGCCGTTCGTGCAGTCAACACCGCATTCACGTCTACAGCATTTGAAGGTCTAACTCTTGGCCCGCAGCACGCTACATCTCTTGGTGTGGCGCTCGACCAAGCTGGAATGCCACCGTCGGCAACAAGTGGAATGGTCAAAATGACCAAGGGCAAAATACCTGATGCCCGAGAAGCTGGCGCTGTGCAGCGTCTTTGGAACAAGGGGTTCCTTGAGAACTCAGAACGTCTACGCAGAGAGGGGTTACACTGGTTTGCCGACTGGATATCGCCAGCCCGAGACTCTGGTACTGGGCACTTCGAGCGGATTAACGGCAAGACAGGGTCAATCCTTGTGCCCCTGTTCAAGCAGTTGCGCTCTCTAAAGGACAGCCCTGGAACACTAAACTCCTGGCTGCGCTCCCAAACGCAGTACACGTTTATGCCAGAAAATTTCCGCGCTAAACAACCTGGGTCTCACAAAAAAATCGTGAACGCCTTGCGTAGACCAACAGGCAACCGCTTTGAGCAGAGCATGGATGCAGCCGAACTAGCTGCATACAAAAACATACGGGGTATCTTTGACCGTCTGCACGGTGAGATGAAAGCCCAGGGCATCATGATTGGGACAGTAAATAACTACTTCCCACAAGTGTGGAATGTAGAGAAGATACGTCAGAACGAAGATGCTTTCATGCAGTCTATGGCCAACTACTTCAAGCGTGAGGCCGAAGACCGCAACGTCTCCATCAATGACAATGAGGCCAAAGAAGCGGCTCGTCGAGTTATGGGCAACCTTATAGACGATGACGGCGTCTACACACCGCCGCCAACAGGCGGCAGCCGCGACGTGACTGGCGACCACATCGACTATCAGCGTCTTATCCGGCTGGACAAATTCGTTGAAGAGCTGGATGACGTTGGCCAATACCTTGAGGATGACCTTGAGGCCATCATGTCAAAGTATGTTGATGGCGCTGTCCGACGCATCGACTTCTCCGAGAAGTTCGGCCAGCAGTCTCATGGTTTCCACGATTACATGCTAGTTATCGAAGACTCTGGTGACATGACTGACTCGATTGCTCACCTACTCTCTACTGTGAAGGTGTCTAAGCGTGAGCTTCGTTCTTTCGAGAGCAACAGCAATGATGTCGTAGATGTTGGTAGCCTCGAGCGCATCACCCCCATGCCATTTGACGACAAAGTCATGGCAGTGTCAGCCGCGCGAGAAGCCATACAGCGTGCAGAAGAGGGGCCCAGTGCAATCAAAGACTATTTGATGTCCCTGGACACAAGCAATAACGACATCGACAGGGCGGTTTATGAAAAGCGCGTTGATGCCATCACTGGCGCAATCATGGACAGGCAGGCTCTGGGAGCCCGCCCGCATGCAGACGTAGTAAAAGCCGCCAATGGCACGATGCGAGCAATCATGCGTAAGCCTGTAGATGCTTCTAGTCCGTTCTTCCAGGGCGCTCACGCGTTTTCCAAGAACATGCGTAACTTTAACTCGGTCACTTTGCTGGGCTTTACCACGCTGACATCCTTGGGCGACCCTGCGTTGACCGCCATTCGTACTGGTAGCCTCAAGGCTTGGTCTCAGGGTATGGCTAAATACGCCTCAGACCCACACTACAGGGACTTCATTAGGTCTTCTGGGGTTGCCATCGAGAACATTGTGCACGAACGCATGACTGGCTTGTATGGGACAACGGCGTCTAAAAACACTGTTGCATTTTTTAATGGCACGATGCTGACACCGTGGACAAACACTCAGCGAGAGATGGCTGGGGCTGTTGGTTATGAGTGGTTCAAGTCTGAGTTCAACAGAGCTATTACAAACTTCAACCCCAACGCTCCATTAGGTCAGCAAAACAGAACCTTCAAAGCAGCATATCGCGTGTTGCGGCGCTACGGTCTGGACGACCTTCTTGCACAGAACCGTCGTATCGACAATGTCAGTGACTTTAACGACATGCCCGAGCTTCGTTCTGCCATTAACAAATTTGCTAACGAGACGATATTTACGCCAAACCCAGACCAGCTTCCTTTGTGGAGCCAAACTCCTGTCGGCGCGATGATAGCCCAGCTCAAGTCTTATCCGCTCATGCTTCAACGACTGGTCGCTGACAGCATCAAGCAGGCCACGACCGTTGACCCTGTGACAGGCGGTGGACGTAGATTTGGTCCGCTACTCATGCTGGCTTCAGTAGCTCCGGCTGCTGGTGCAGGAACGCTGGCCGTTAAGGACGTTGTACAGAGGCGTGGCGAGGACGGAGACAACCTTCGTGAGCGCTCAGCACAGGACATGGCGGAGCGTCTTGGGTTCGACCCAGGTCTTCACGGAGACGTAGACGCATTTCTTGGTTGGTATCTGGAAGGCTTTGTGATGCTCGGGGGCTTGGGTCTCTTGGCAGATATGATGTATCAGACTGCCGAGCAGGTTGACCAAGGCGGGGCTTACGGAGCCATGAGAACAGCGGGTGTTGTTGGCGGACCGTGGGTCGGAACACTATGGGCTGGATATGATGTTGTGTCTGGTGGATGGGACGCCGCAATGAGAGGCGACGAAAACGGAACAGGCAAAGAAAGAGCTGCTGTCCGTGCTCTAGCTCAGCGCGTCCCTGTTGCTGGTGGCATCCGAACATTGAGAGAAGGTGTGGTCGACGAGGTAGCAGGCGAGCCTACAAAACCAGGCAAAAAGTCGAGCTCTTGGTCGTCAAACTGGACTACTAAGTGGGATTAGTCTTTTTCTGAATAAGGATGGAGCCATCCTCCTTTTTAATAAAGACCAAGGTATCTCCGTCTTTCCAGTCTAAGTCGTCAAGAAGGTCGCTTAGGTCAAGGAAAATACCGTCGGGGGTTTCCCTGACGTCTGCATGCCAAATCCTAATCATTTGGTTAAGGCTTTATCTAGCGCACCCACATAGCCAGCTATGTCAACAAGGCTGTCCTTGTGCATAGGGGTCTCAACGGTGCGAGCAACCTTGAGCAATATCATCATCATGGCAACGTCTTGAACCTCTATTGAGAACCCCAAGTAAGAAGTCCACATCTCAGCGATACGTTTCAGATTTTCTCGGGGATGACCGTATTTTTCGCCACGCTCATCAATAACTCTAATTGCCTCTTGCAGTATATCAGTCATAGCCGTACTCCAGTTCTGCTTTGAGACGTTCTTTTTCAGTCTCAAGTTCCTGTCTCTCAATGCGGACTTCTGTCAGCCGCTCTCTTGTGTGACGGCGTTTGTCGACCACCTTGATAAGCGCGTCCCCACCGTTCCGCTGTTTGTTTAGCTGGGTGATGCGCTCATTCATGCTCTCGACTTGGTGAGCCAGCTCGATTTCTTCGCACTGAACTTCGCCAAGAGAGCCCAGAATTTCGTCCAGCCTCACGAGTTTTTCCATTCTCGTCATAGTGCTTTCTCCATTTCGATACGTTCCCAGTCGTCACATGGGTCCGTACATAGTTTCTTGTGGAGCATGCACTTCCATCCCCCGTCTTCATGCGCACGTGCATGGGTGCACGTGCGGCACAAGCGGGGTATGTCAGCGTCCTGCTCGTTAGTCCAACACAGGGCTTCTCTGTCACACCAGGTACATGGAAATTTTCCACGCTCTTTACGTAGACGTACTGCGCTACCCGAAAGAACTCTATTCACCTTGTCGACGATAAACGCGTAATCAAGCTCGTCATACTCAACAACTTCACACGCATATTGAGAGTTGTTTTTGTTGTATGCGATGAACAGGCATTCTTTGAGATTTCCACTCATGCCCATCATCATTTGCATCTGGTCGTAGTACGTCTTGTTGGCGGATTTTATGCCCTTCTTGACAAACTCGTTGTGCTTCTTGTCATTCATACTCTTGATTTCAAGAAGTGAAAGTCTGCCAAGGTTTAGGTCAATCATACCATCAGCGTGGGCTTTGACATGACCACCTATATCTTTCCACTCGAATTGTTTGCCAGTGAAGTCATCCTTCTCCATCACGTGATAGCCAGCTTTTTTGAGATGTTTGACCACCAAGTCTTCAATGACGTGACCAAGCTGGAATATGCGGAGAACATTGGGCGGAAATGGCTTCTTCGGATAACCGCGAAGACCCATCTGCAAGTAGCCCTCACACTCATTGCCAATCATACTGGCACCGAGGTAAGCGCGCTGTTCTTTATCGTCCTTCTCAGACGCGTCAATTTTTTCGACTATTTCGTCCATGATGAAAATGGGGAGAAGCATTAGCGTTATGGCAACTATTGCTTCTCCCCTACCTCTCTAAGCCAAAGGGATAAAAGTCCTAGAAAGGTATTGCATCGTCGAGTCCGCCAGTTTTGACGGTGGGAGTCCCTGACGATGATTTTTCTACACTCATTTGTGGGGTAGGCTCTGTCTCGCCCAACTCAACCTTGCCATCGAGCGCAAAGTAAGCGCCATTGTTTCGCGGCTGACCACCACCAGGACGGACATTCCCTTCACTGTCACGCCAGCTCTCGCCCTGTTCCACACGGACGCCAACCTTTAAGCCAACCAAAGACTTGATGTCACCAGGCTGGTCTGGAGATGGATGCCCGCCAAACGTCAATAGGCTTTTAAGTCTTGCAAGCCCAATCTCTGTAGCCTTCTGGTTGGGATTGTGAACATTGATGCGGTCAAGCACATACTGGCCATTGTCAGCCTCCAGCTTGACTTCGATATATTTACCGTTGCCCGCCTTGGTGGTCTTGATTTCCGCGCTTGAGATTTTTACTTCATGATTTCCTGGTCGTAGCGTGGCTCGACCGCCATCGGTCTCCACATTACCAAGGTCAAGTTTATCGAAACTCCAACTCATTATATGCTCCTACTCTGCCGCTTTGAGTTTGCTGTCGTCGCTGTTGATACGCTTCAACAGCTCCACTACGTTGCCGCACTTCTCAACGGGCTTGAGGCGACCACGGGGGTCACGCGTCTTGCCGTGCCAGCCACGAACTTCGTCCGTGATGATTTGTCGAGAGACGGTTACTGCTCCACTGCTTTCGTCAGTAGAGCGAAGACCACAGAAGACGTGGTCAAAGAGTGCAGGTAGCTTCTTGGCTACCTTGGTTTGTGTCACCATCGGCCAGTATTCGATGGCGTCATTATCATTTTTTTCTTCCTTGGCGAGGCATGTAACTAAGATTTCGTAAGGAAGGTCACGAATAAACTTCAAAGCACCAATCATCTGACGCTCATAGTCTTGCCACTTACGCATGTCAGTCGGGTTATCGAAGTCTTTTTCAACGTCAGACATGCACCTGTCAGACATCTCTGTCAGACTGTCTATGGCAATCCACTTGTAACCCTGCTTTTTGAACTCTTCAGAGCGAACCATCTGAACAATATCGCGAAAGCAATACTGTTCGTCTGTAAGCTCTGGATGATGCTTTCTGTCCCAGCCATGAAACTCGACGTAGTCGATGTCCACATCGGACAGAGAGGCGAGACCACTCTCACCAGATATGATTAGCCCTTTGCCATACTCTTCGGCATAGAACCTGCACTGGTAGGTTTTACCCCACCCGTGGTGGCCGTAGACCAGCGTCTTGTGATGCTGGGCTCCAGCAGAGGATGTTGAATTAAACATTCCCATTACGAACTCCTGTTAATATTTACTGCGGATTTTTGGGGGATGACGTTCAGGGCAGGGCGTAGCTCGTTCTGCTCGGCAGAGCTGAGCCTTTCCCACGTCCGTCGGTCTACGCTCAGACTTGTCTTCACGTGGTTCGGCAGGTTATTTGATTGAGCAAAAATTTCTGCCAGCTTTGCTGTATCCCAGCGGAACTGAGTACGGCGTTTCACTTTGACATCGAAGCCATATCCGCTCATGACGATGTCAGAGTCTTCATTTTGTGCAACTCGCGTAGCGAGGTGACGCAGTTCATTGTCTGCGGCTTCCGATAGAGACTTCGCCTCTTCCAGTTTCTCGCGCGCCTTCACTGCTCGCTCTACAGTTTCTTCAAATTCTTCAGACTCAATCACCCAAACATTGCCATTCCTTTCCGCGTGCCAGGTTTTTACGGGCACGCCACTGATGGACGCAGTTTTGAATGTCGAGGTAGAAGTAGTCTTCTTACGTAACTTCATAGTCATCCTCATAATTAGCTTGATAGTGACACCTAAAGGTGTCATAATTTCCATACAGTGTCAACAAACAATAACCAAAGGTGTGTAATGTTATTCGACATCGCAAGGCTTATTGAAGACTGCGGCGGTGCCTCAGCTCTTGCCAAAAAGCTGGGTGTAGCTCGCACCACCCCATATCGCTGGGCACAACAGGGAATGGTTAGTAGCCGCATGCTCGTGCGGATTAAAGAAATCGAGCCGAACGTAAATATTGATGATTACATAGTGCAGGGAGACACATATGAACTCGGACACAACTCTGAACGCCGCGCTGGAGTATCTGGATGAAGGGTTATCGGTCATACCGATACACGCAGAAACGAAGCGTCCCGCTATCAAGTGGCGCGATTACCAAAGTCGGTTGCCGACCGAAGAAGAAGTTACCAACTGGTTCACAACGTGGCCCGAAGCGAACATCGCTGTCGTCACTGGAGAAGTATCAGGCGTCGTCATTGTTGACTGCGATAATGATGCTGCGTTCAATGCGGCGCTTAGCTGCGGAATGCGCTCGCCCATCGTCGTATCGACCAAGAGAGGTTGCCACCTTTGGTTCAAGCATCCTCGCGATGGGAAGAGACGGGGCCCGAGAGCTGGGAATAATTCCACTGGTACGGACTGGCCAAGAACGTCGGGCTTGGACTTCCGAGGTGACGGTAGCTACGCGCTTCTACCGCCTAGTAAGGGCTATAGATGGAAAGTCCCAGGAGACCTAGACCGATACGATGACATGCCAGTTTGGAAAGACTGGTCGGGCGCAAGCCTGCTTCCTAAAACCATTTCTGAATTTGTCTTTGAAGACCTCAACCTGTCTGACATTCGCTTTGACCCATCCACTCTACTTACAGAATGGGAGCGCACTGAGGCTTTTATAAAGGCCAATGATTTTCCGCATGGTAAAATACCTTCTGGTCAAGGTAACGCAAGGAATGACAGGGTCATGCGTTACGCCAGCGAAAGTGTGTTGACTGGCGCTTTCGGCCCCGACCTAAGGGTGCGGTGCCGCGCGTTTATGGACCACTTCTTTGTCGACCATCTCGCGGATAAAGAGTTTGAAGACACACTTGCCAGCGTGGAGCGTATGGAGAGGTCGAACCACCCAGAGCGCTTCGACCCCAACACTGGGGAGTACATATACAAGAGGCCAGACATTGAAGTCTTTGAGGGTGAACGGCGGGAGCGCAAGCTGATTACTGTCGGTGACAGTGATGACCTAATCGAGTCTGGTAAAAATCGGCAGTACTTCGTAGAGCCTTGGTTGCGACCTCAGACAATCATACAAATCCATGGGTACTCAGGCTCGGGCAAGACCATGTTCTTGCAACACGCCCTGTATTCCATGTGTGCTGGCCAGCGGAGCTTCGGCCCGTTTGAAATATATAAGCCCGCTAAGGTTTTGTATTTTGATTTTGAGCTATCACAAGGAGACCTCGGTCGTCGTCTGTCTGACCTTCGTAATATGTACGGCGACGCAGAAGACCGCTTCTCGGTATGGACACCGTGGTTAGAAGACAAGGAAATTAACATGCGCTCACCAGAGGGTCTGCGTGAGATGCAGGGCTGGGTAGAATACTTCCGGCCAGACGTGGTTGTTTTCGATACGATACGCACAGCCTGGTCTGGCATGTCGGAGAATAGCGCCGAAGAGTGGGCCGACATCAACCGTCTGGCGCTTCGTCTACGCAACGCTGGAATGTCTGTCATAATGCTGCACCACTCAAACAAGCCAGGTGACGATGGTCTTGGGCGCGAGGCTGGGTCTACCAACCAGCTTACAGTTCTGGAAACCCAGATACGCATCGCCCAGATATACCGAGATGAAGAGACTGCGAAACAAAAGGCGGGCATGTGGGACGGTAACTATGACCGTTCACCAATGGACTTGCTACAACGCAAGCTGGACGACGACTGGTATGTGTCCATGGCGATGGAAGTCAGGTACGGAAAGGTTCGCGAATGGACTGACGTCCATGACCCAATACAATTCATCGGCTGGGCTCAGCACAAAGTAAGTGGCGAGAAGAAATTGGTCAGTAGCTTTAGTACAAAACGCCGAGCGAAAGAGCTCGCCCTCACTGGAAAGCAACCCATCGAGATAGCTCAGGAGCTTGTAAAGCCTCTCGATGTTGTTAACTCGTGGCTCGGGATAGGCGAAGATGTATGAGATAATAGACAACGCTTACTCTGCTCGTGACAGAGATGACATGTTTGAGTTTGTGCGTAATAGCAAATACAGAATTGGGTGGGCTGACAGAAATTTTAATGACGTAAACGGGCAGCGTCGAATTATGTATAGCCCCTTTACGTTAGACGAAGTTGAAGACATGGGGGTTTTGCGCTTGCACAACAGCCCACGTATTGACGAGCTCGTTCGGGGGAGAACCCCAACTCAGAACATCATCAATCTGGCCGAACCCTCAAACGTCTTTTGCCCCCATACTCACGGAGACCTAGACACTCTGTTGTATTATTGCAACACGCGATGGGCACCTGAGTGGGCTGGAGAAACAATCATATATTCTGAGCATGATTACGAAGCTGAACATGCTGTGTCCTTCAAGCCTGGTCGAGTGCTGTGGCTAAACGCAGGCGTCATGCACAGTGTGCGTCCCCCAAGTCAGGCGGCTCCTGATTACAGGTTTACGTTTGCTGCGTTCTTTTCGACGCAGGACTAGGCTGTTATCAAGGCAGAGCAGATAACCGACCAACACAGAAAACTTCCAACGTACACGGATATCGCCAGCCAGTTTACTGTCTGCGTGGACCTATGTAGGTCACTTTTGCGTCGGGAAAGTGCTCTCTTAGCTTTTCGACTGCTGATTTTAAGTCGGGTTCTTGTTCGGCCCACTTGCGGGCCAACTCGTTCCATTCTTCGGTTGAGTATTTGCATCGTTCATTCACGTCCATTGGCGGTAACTTGCTCATGCGTGAGCCTCTGCATAGGCACATAGGAGCATCGCATCAGCGTGGTTGTCGTCTTGTGGTTCGAGCCCCCAAAGGGCGTTGGCGGCGTCTACCATCTCTTGTTTAGTTGCTTTGCCAGAACCTGTCGCCCACTTCTTCAAAGTTGGGACTGCGACATTTTCAAAAGGTATGACGTGCTCAAAAGCTATGGCTCTTGCCTGCCAATGGAGACCCAGAAGTATCATGCGAGCGGCTCCAAGAAGGCGGTTGGGAGGCAACTCGCAGACGATTTTGTCTGTTGGGCACTGCTGTAAAAGCTCACGAAGCTCGTAATTAAAACGATGCCCCATCAAGCCCCAGTCTTTTTGCTTGTTACGGAGGTCAATCACACCGCCATTCCCATTTGAGTGGGCCCACCCAGTTTTGGAGGCAAGGTCTAGCGCCAGGAATTGCGTCTGTGACGACATTAGAGATTAAAACTTTCATTAAAAAGTAATGCGACCTGGGCGGAGCCCAAAGGTCGCTCATTAATTAATTTCAATAACTCAACGTCACAGACGTTAAGTATCATATTCGTGAGCTTATGTCAACTTTGCACACCGAAAGGTGTTGCATGTGTCGCCAAATCGCGACATCCTGCCTTCATTGAACAACTAAAGAGGAGGTTGGCCTTGCCAAAAGTCGTCCAAGTCACGGACGACAATATGGATTGGCTCCGAGAAAACCACACTAATGTGACCCTTACTGAAGCCGCAGACCGCATCGGTGTCTGTGTCGATACCCTTAAAAGAATACTCGTTCGCGAAGAACTCCGTGAGTTTGAAGGTGCTAAGTATGTTGTCGCCCGCAAAGAAACTGTAGAGACGTGGACTCGCGCCTGCATGGACTGCGGGTGCACAGAAGAGCGCCCAAAGAACTGGTACTACTGCAAGAAATGCAGGGCATCTCGCGGGTACGACGACGAATGAGTAGTCGAAAGGGCAACGATTACGAGACAGAGCTCTCTAAATTTCTCTCGGCAACCTTAGGTATAGACGTTAGCCGCACGCCGTTGAGCGGCGGCGGCTTCTCAGATGTTCAGATGGCCGACCTCATTGGCACGCCGGACATCTGGGTAGAGGCCAAGAGGACGCAGAGGGCCGACGTCTACAGAGCTATGCAGCAGGCGGAGGAAGGCATCGCTGCCAGGAGCTGCCCAGATGCAGCAGTCGTAATAACCAGAAAGAACAACGTCCCCACAAAAAACTCCCTTGTCGTCATGAGACTGGACGACTGGGTCGACCTCTACCGCGCATACTTAACACTGACAGGAGTAATTAAATGAAAATCAATAATAGTTTTGAGACGCTCGAGGACATGCTGTCCGAGCTAAACAACGTCTCAGAGTCTGGCGGCATCGTCGAGAACGTCGTCCTCCTGGCTCGTGTCATTGATGACAACATGGAAGAGGAAGAGCGCCTGTTCCTTGGTTGGTCTCCAGATATTTTTGATGACCCGACCCGTGTCCTTGGCCACATCGAGCTCGTCAAGGCTCGCCTGTTCGACCTGATGTCTATTCGCCGCGAAGCCAACTAAGAAAGTCTATTCGTTGTCAGACGTGCGTTACTGTAAAGGTTGTCAGACGGAGCGGCCTCTGAGCGAGTTCAGAAAGCGCGGCGCGTCTGCGGGCAAAAGAGAAGGCCAACCCTACGGCAAGTGTTTCGACTGCACGCGCGTACAGGCTTACTCCGACAGGTTCAACACCGAAGACCCTGGGCCCTACCTGGTTCAGCTCACTGGCGTCCGTAGACGTAATCAAAAGCACATGTTTACGATTGACTCGGCCTACGTTGTGAACCTCTGGTTCAAACAAAAAGGTCTGTGTGCTCTCAGCGGACGAAAGATGACACACATCAGAGGTAACGGTCGTGTAAAAACCAACGCGTCTCTCGACCGCATAGACAGCAAAAGACCCTATGAGCCTGGTAATGTGCAACTCGTCTGCGCAGTCACCAACTTTATGAAACACGATATGACCGTCAAGGAAATGAAGGACTGGTGTGCCGCAGTACTGGCCTATCAGGACGACCAAAAGCGCTTCAGCATCTACTCTGTCTTTAACAGATGGAGACAGAGATGGCAGCGAAAAGACGCGTAACCAAGGTATGTAAAAACAGAGCCCTCAATAAACCCTTCCGCACACCAAAAGGACCCAAGAAGTCTGCGGTCTGCGTGAAAGACGGTAACTCTGTAAAGGTCGTTCGTTTTGGCGACAAGAACATGACAATCAAGAAGAACATCCCCGCAAGACGTAAGTCTTTTCGCGCGCGCCATAACTGCGCCAACCCTGGCCCTAAAACTAAAGCGAGGTATTGGTCATGCAAGGCTTGGTAATTTGTTTCGCTTGCTCGGAGAAACCCTGCAATAGGGAGACTTGTCCGTGCAAGTGCCACAAGGAGAAGGGCGATGACCCCAAGAATTAAGTCCGTGCGCCCGCTTGGGCGGCGCACTCGTACAGGGAACATGAAACACAAGCCGTGTCCATGCACTGCAAAGCGAGGAAGCAATGGCCGCAAGTCGTAAGAAAAAATCTAAGTCCAAGAAGGACGCCTGTTACCACAAGGTCAAGTCAAGATATCGAGCATTCCCGAGCGCTTACGCGAGCGGCGCCTTGGTTAAGTGTAGACGTGTTGGAGCAAAAAATTGGGGCAACTCATCCAAGAAACGAAAGAAAGCCTAGACAAGGCCCTCGAGCTGGCTAACGAGCAGTTACCCAGCATACTCATGTCTGTTGGTCTTCTCTGCTCGGCGGTGGTCTTGTATGAGCTATTCATCAAGCAGAACTGGGCTTTGTTGCTGTGGTACTTCTTTGGAACCATTCTAATGATGGTGTTGGCTTCGGCCTTCTACCATAGATACGTCTGCCACAAGACGTGGGAATGCCCCGAGTGGTTGCGCGTACCATTCATCCTAGTCTCTGGTGGTCTCGGGCTGGCCCCCGTTATTCAGTGGTGCGCCATACATCGTCAGCACCACGCCAACCCAGACGTTGCGGGCGACGCTCACGGCCCACAGTTCTCCATCTGGCACAACCTATCAGTCAGCTTCATACCTCCCAAGCTCATGTATGTAAGGGATTTGCTCAAGGACAGGCTGTATCAAGCCCAGTACAAATACTATTTACCTTTGTCTTTTGCGACGGCGGCAGCCTTTACGGCTGCCTTCGGTTTCGCTGAGTGGTGCTTCGTCTACGTCACCATGGTCGCCCACCAGGTAGCCAGCGTCTACACCGGACACCTGAAGTGGTTTCCAAAAAACCACCTCATCGCTGCAATATATTCTCCTGAAGTCTACCACTCGGAGCACCACCGGAACGCGCAGAACGCACGCCTTGGTCTCGTTGACATCCCGTTCTTTCTTCTCATCCAGTGGTTCCCGCACAAGGGGGGACGTGCCTGATGGACCCGCTTACCACAGCAGTCGGTGCCTTCGCCGCCATCAAGGCGGGTGTCAAGGCTGGCCGTGACATACAGGACTTGGCTGGTGAAGTCGGCAAGTTGTGGAGCGGCATCGACGAAGTAAAAAACAATTACCAAAAGGCCAAGAACAGCCCCTTCAGAACAGTGGAAGAGGAGGCCATGGACGAATTTGTGGCGAAAAAACGTGCGGAAGACCTAGAGCACAACCTCCGTGAAATTGTTATCGCAACACGTGGGCACTCTGGCTGGCAGGAACTCATACGTTTGCGCGCCGACATCATGAAGAGGCGGAAGCAGGCAAAGATAGACGCCGCAAAAAAGAGAGACGAACTAATCGAGGCCGCTCTGTGGACGCTACTTGTAGTCGTGTTGCTGGCAGCTTTCGGGTTGTTTGGAGCGATAGCTTGGAAGGAAATGAAGTGATGTCGGGACGACGAAAGACCAAGAAATCAAATAGTTTGAGAAAGTGGTTCGCACAAAACAACGGCAAAGGCTGGATAGACTGCAAAACTGGCAAGCCGTGCGGACGCAAAAAGGGTGAGAAACGTAAGGGTTATCCAGCATGTCGCCCAACAAAAGCACAGTGCACTTCTGCGGCGAGGAAGAAGACGGGGCCGAAGAGGATAAGCTGGAAGAGTGGAAGGTAGAATCATGTGGGGAACTATCGCGTCTAGCGTTTCATCCATTGCCTCTCAAGTACTCAAGAACCGCCAAATCAAGGCAGAAGCTAAGGCGAGAGTACAAGTGGCTAAAGTCGAGGCCGAAATTGCGCAAATCGAAAATGCGGCGAAGAATGTTGCCGACTACGATTTACAGGCGCTCAAGGAGACGCGCTATTCGTGGAAAGACGAGGTAGCCCTATGTGTCGTGCTCGCACCCTTCATAGGCAGTTTCCTGCCTTGGACGCAAGAATACGTCGCAATCGGGTGGCAACATCTGACAACACACGCGCCTGATTGGTACGGTTGGATTTTTTGCGGGGCCGTGGCTGGAAGTATGGGAATCCGCTGGGCAGTGACTGGCTTCAAAAAAAAATGACCAAGAGGCGGGAGCCAAACCCATACGCAAGGATGCTGGTCTCCCCCCTGTTCAGGATGGTGAAACGCCCGAGCGCCAAGACGTACAAGCGCAAGCCAAAACATCAGAAAGCAAACGACCAATGACACTAGACGACCTCAAGTATTTCACACGTGACGAGTTACGTTGCTCGCATACAGGAGACGAAGGCATGGACGTTCAGTTCATGCAGTTCATCGAGGAGCTTCGGGAGGAGCTGGGCTTCCCATTCCGAGTTACGTCTGCATACCGTAGTCCCGAGCACCCAATCGAAAAAAAGAAGTCTCGTCCAGGCACGCACACCACTGGCCATGCCATAGACATCAACGTCTACGGCGACCAGGCAGTCGCCCTGGTTCGACTCGCCCTGGCAAAAGGCATCCAGCGTGTAGGTGTTGCACAAAAGGGGCCAACGTCCTCACGCTTCATCCACCTGGATGACGCACAGGAAGACCACTTCCCCAAACCATTTATCTGGAGTTACTAGGTGGCACACAATGGCAAGGCAGGTGGTCAGCAAATACAGCCCAAAGACGAAGGTGAAAAGAAGAAGGAAGAAGCGTGGACTTCACTTGCGGAAGAAGCACGGACCTCGGCATCACCTGAGGGTGAACCGTCAATCCTCTCGATTCCGTGCCTGACCCCAGAGCAGGCGCAGGCCGAGGCTGACACAGTCAAAGCCCTTAAAAATATTTGGATACCCCGTGGTGAAGGCACCTTCTATACGATAGGTGCTTCAACCTACAATGACCTCATAATTTCTGAGGGTCATGCCACGTACTACCAAGTCGCCGAAAAGGTAAACCCCATAATAGAAGACGCATTCGGCCCCTTGATGGGCCTCATGCGAGCAGTGATAGGCAAGGTCTACCAACGTGAATGTATAGACCTGCCGTTCGCTGGCCTCATGGGCTTCCACATCTTCAATAGTTCTGGTGACGAGAGGAGAGAAGAGGGCTCTAACATCCATACAGACGAACCATTCCAGCGCCTGTTGTGGACGGAGCCCTTCCATGACCCGTTCAGTTTTACGTTGCCACTCGAGTTACCTGACGGGGACGGGGGACTAGATTATTGGGTGAAGGGTGAGCCGTATAGACGTTACCTTCCATACGAGATAGGCCACTTGTATCTCCACTCTGGCCGCTTCCCGCACAGGATAGCCGCGCCCACGTGGCCATCGGACGAAAAGCCCCGCATCACTTTGCAGGGACACGGGGCAATTCTCCAAGACACTAATCGTGTGGCAGTCTATTTCTGATGAAACTCTGCACAGTCCGTTCGACTTTTCTGCATGGAGACAAGGGTCTCACGCAGTTCAGCCAGTTCATCAATAGCCCACGCGTCTAGTGCATCACGGTTCTTGTGAACACGACAGTCCAATACCGCAATTAAGGTGTCGTAAATGTCCTCAAAATGAGGCGTAGTGGGACGCTCTGGTGGCACAACGGCCTCATGAGCGCTGGTTAAATACATCGTAAATGTACTGAATGTTGTCTTAAGGTGTCGCTTGATATCTTTAGTAAACGCCCAAGCCCTTAGCAGGGGAGCGCCTTCGACCACTCGGCCACCTCTCCAATTACGATTCATAGTCAATCTATGCCTTTCTACAAAGTGTTTTTTAGGGTGTGTGTGACCACACTTTACATAACCAACGCGTTAACCGCGTCCTGTTTGACGTGACTTGGCGGCACCATATACCGCATCACCATCGTCAGACTGGTGTGCCCAAGTAAGTCTGCGACCGTCCTTGGATTTGTCCCACGCTCCAGCAAGCGTGTTGCAAACGTGCGTCTGCAATCATGTGGACGAAAGTTTTTAACCCCAACGCTCTCGGCAAACTTGATGACTGCTTTACCTGCCGCCCGCTGGTCTCGCCATTTTGGAAACACCCATTCTTCGGGGTCGGGTACTGGGGGTTTCCCTGTCGCTTCACGGTAAGCCAGCCCATTTTTAATCAACACTCCCACAAGCGGCACGACCCTGCTGTCTTCCTTGCCGCCCTTGCGTTTACGAGTGCGCAAAACAACGTAGGGCTCCTGCTCGGTGAAGTGCACGTCCTTAAATTTGAGCGCGATTGCTTCTCCAATCCTGGCACCAGTAAGCAACAGGAATTGTGTCAGCCCCCACGCGTGTTTATTCTCTTTCGAGTAGCCTCTCGTCAGCGCCCAGTACTCGTCCTCATTCAGCACACGTAGCCTTGGCTCACCGTCTGATGGGCGCTCAATATCTGGCACCTCGTCTATCCAGCCACGTTTGCGAGCGTGACGGATGACTGGCATAAAGGCATTAACTTCACGCCGCACAGTTGGACCAGTGACCGCATCAAGACGCTCGTCCAGCCAGTCCTCAAGAAAATTCTGGTTTATCTGGTCAACCGTCATGCCATCCCACTCGTCCATAAACTTGGACAAGTATCGTATGGTCGTATTAGACGTGAAGTCACGTCTCTTCAAATAGCTTTCGACAGCATCTGAAAATGACTTCTGGGTCGTGCTTGACCGACGACCCGTGACCATCTCGTGCTCCATCTGGATGCGAATATGATTTGCGATTTCCTTGTCCGAGGTCTTGGTCGTCTTGCGAACACGCTTTCCGTTGACCTGACCGACGACGTAGTAGGTATCGCCCCTCAGCTTAAGACTTAGCATAATTACTCCCTGTACAATTTACGGTTTGGGTCAGAGCGCAGAGAACCTCCTAAGTACTCCTCAGCCCAGTTCTTTGGGAGACCGCCAGCCATGGCCTTGTATTGGTCGCTGGTGACTGCCTCGATTTCGGTGAAGGCACACATAACAATCTGTGAACGTGTAGACACACCATACTTCTTGGCTATGCCCCGTACATGTACCTTCGCCGTGTTCTCAGAAACCCCCAACCGTTTGGCAATCTCTGCATTGCTCTTGCCCTTCATCAGCATCTGCAATGACACGTGTTGCTTAGGTGTGAGTTTCGCGAGAATAATCTCACTTGCGTGGATTTGTTGTGATGGACTTCCCATTGTCAGCCTGTCCATCTGGCGCTCGAGGGACTCAATACGCCCCTCCAGCTTGGCTACCCTTTCGCTTGTAACTTTCTCCATAATTCTCTCTTTCTATAACATGTCACGAAATAATGACAACGGGGGAATCATGTAGGGGAACGCCTGTGATGTCAATAGTTATTAAAAGTTACCACCAACTTGGCACTTCCGACCTGTCCCAGCGCGCGAAAGAGGATTTCTCGCCTAAATAATACGCGCGATATGCGTCGACAGGGTCGTCGCATTTGTACTCGTCAGGCATTGCTTGGGCGAACGGGGTCATGCCGCTGGCGCTCATATCATCAAGCCCCTTGGTGCAACCTTTGATGACCTCGAATGACTTGTGCGTCTTGTCAAAGCGCTTCTCGTACTCGAGACCTAGCCCGATGCCGAGACACCAAGTCCACATGAAGTTGTCTCGAGACGTTGCGACCCACTGGGTGCAGGGGTGCTTCTCGTAAGCGCGCTTGTATTGCGCATCCAATCCGTGAATGTGACGTGCAGTACACAACATTTGTGCGGTCTCGAGCACCATCTTGGGTACGTGTTTGTCACAGTGGTAACGCGCCGCGACCATGGGGTCGCGGTCGAGTACAAAAATATTCATGTCAATTATCCCTTAAAAAAATCATCACACGCCTTAGAGACGGTGCGTCCTACGTAGCGGCCAGGAACCAAAATATCCTGGCTTGTGTGCCAACTCTCAACGACGAGCAGGTTGCCCACGTCTATGTCTTCTTCTGGCAAGGTATTGTGGCTGGCGACAAGGATGCAGGCTTGTCGACCACCCGATGCCAAAGCCCAAGACAGCCCCTTCAACATACGCATCTGGCCTTCGGGGACTTGCGCCCCGTCAACCTTCAACTCGCCGAACACAAACTGACGTGCGTCCTTATCATACGCGAAGTCGATGTCCGTGGGCGTGAACCCATCAATCAGCAGATTGCGAAAGTCTTTTGCTTGTCTCAATCGGCTCGGCGTGTGTATCACTTGGCTCATTACACAAAAACCTTTCACTCGGGTGCAGTAGTCCGTTGTACATTCCAACAAACTTTTCAATCATCAACGCATCATCAGTCGTAGCCATGCCTGTGCGAACACGCTCAACTAACTCTTTGGTGCGCGCCGCCCACCACTTGCGTTGGTAGTCTATGTCTACGGTCTTGGTCGGAAATCCCGCAGCTTTCGCTCGGCTCTCAGGAAACAGCATCTCGTTGTGCGTGTAGTAGTACGTCACGTCGTCACCCTCTGGCTTTTCGACGACCAGTTTCCAGCTATGTTTATCAGTCATCAGGCGTATCTCCACTAAACTGCATGTCAGGTGTGAATTGGATTACGGTCTCGTCTCCCACTGGCTGTTGGTTTACGTGCAACCGCATCCCAATTCCGCCCTGGTGCTGACGTAGACGAACGGCCATCTGGTCTGTGCCAATCCAAACCGTCCGCCAGTTCATGCGATACTCGTTGCCCGTGATATGCGTAAGAGGTTCAATGTCCTCGCGCACCCACGGGGCTTCATCAATCGGGTTGTCAGTCATTGTCTGGTAACTCCTTTGCTAACTCGCCCTTCAAAAAATTACGTTGAAATTCCACGACGCTGAACGTGCGACAGTCCACGCCATGCTTGTCCCACACGACCCACTTGCGATTAACAAATGCGGTGCCTTTTCCGTGGCAATGCAACTCGCCCTCGTATTTCTCACCACGCTCAAACTGCACACCTCTCTCAATGTCAGTCGTGCGGGTGCACGTCACCCAACCGTGATAAAGACGCTCGTGGGAATCGAACGTCTTGTTCACTGGCAGTAGCTTTTGCATTCCGCGTATGGCGATGAGCGCCTCGGCGCATAGGTCACGCCAAGACGGTTGCCAGCCATCTTCCGTCGAGTATTGTGTTATCTCACCCTCTTCGACCGCCTCTTGCAGTCGACTTATAAGGTCCTCGATTTCCATTTCTTGCTCCTCTCAAGTTCCCAAATAACTTTCTTCACTCGTGCCATGTCCTTCGCTGGCACACGTCTCTGCTTCACTTCCCATCCGACTTCCCACCAGAAACCCCACGGCCACTTGCGAGGTGTCAGTGCGAACCAATGCGTAAGTACTCTGCACTTACGCGACTTCACGAGCGTCAGCCTTGAAGCGCTTGCCTAGAAGCATCTGTGCGACCTTCTTCATCGTCTCACCAGCAAGCTGGTCGATGTCATGCACAGACACATTGTTCGAGTAATATTCGCTGACGTCGTCCATGATGCCGAACCCAACCAAGTCAATTCCGGCAATGCCCTCAAGGGTCTTGCAGACAGCTTGTAGACGCTTCTCTTCAGCCCAGTTTGATGTGCCGACAGGCTCACCATCCGAGAACACCATTATGATTTTGCGTTTCTCGGGACGTGGCATCACGTAGTTCTGGTATATGTACATGAGAGCGTCACCATCCGTGTTGGCAGAGCCAGCCCTCACGGCAGTCGAATACTTGGCGATGTCATTGCGAGCCTGACGCAGTGGCGTGTCGTAGTCCTTCAACAGGAAGGTGCTAAGCGCATTGCCACGACCGCGACCGTCAAAGCCATAGCAGTCGTTTTTGTATATCCGACGCTTGTTGTGATACTCGTGGGCATACGTGTTGAACATGGTCACGCTGAATTGAATGTCGACCTTCTCAAACACCTCGCACATTGCAATCGCCGCTTGGACACACAACTCAGCGGGCTTGCCTTTCATCGAGGCCGAACCATCGAGCACCATCATCACGCTGGTGTCTAAGTCAGGTGTGTCCTGCCGCTTGCGATAAATGTTTGGAGAGCCAGCCATGCCACGAACGAGAGCACGACCATCAAGCTGGCCTTCCTCGTAGCCACCTCGCCATGTACGCTCCTGTGTCGACACAAGCGCGCGCTCGACGTTACGACGTATCTTGTTGAGGCGTGAGCCGATAGACTTGCGAATGAAATCGTACTCTTCAGAGGGTGCGACCATCTTGGTCAGTTCGTCCCACCACTCTTCGGCGATGTTGCCGCAACCCTTCTTGTAGTGCGCATCATACTTGGCACCCATGGCCGTGTACGAACCGCTCACACCAGACTTCGACTTGACGATGCTCTGCATGGTCTTGTCTAGGTTCGGGTCATAAGCCTCGTCTGGCGCTGTCCCAAGTCCAGG